TGAAATGTGCTAAATGCTACTTGCTGTAAATGTTTCTTTCCTTCACAGGTTTTAATACAACCTTGGATATATTCTTGTGTTTCGTATTCAACTTTCATTCCCCCACCCCTTGAATTCTCTGCTTTAATTCTCTAATTTTAAATTCTATTCTATTATCATTTGCTTCTTGATATATATCTTCTAAAAACTCCAACATCTCTTTATCTTTTTTAATTAATTTAGAATTAATTTCATTAACATCTCTTGCTACACAATCGTCACAAATCATTCGTGTCTTTGCTTTTCCACATACTTGACAAATTTTAGTTTTAGGCATTTTCCACCCCTTGAATTTTCTGCTTTAATTCTTCTGCGAAGATTTCATTAAATTGTTCTAATAAATATTCTTTATCTTCTGGATTAGCAAGTTCTAATATTGCTTTGTAATTTTCAATCTTCTCCTGCAAATTTAAAATATTCTCCTGCCAGTCGAAAAGAAGTTTATATCTTTTTTTTAATAATTTAAATCCTTTTTTCCATCTTTTCTTTTTAACAATTTCTTTATCGTTCATTTTAAATCCGCCTCTGTTAGATTGAAGAAATGCTTAATCCAACTACTTAATTCCCCGCCAAAATCTGTAAAATCTTCTCTCTCATAATTTTCTTGAAAATATTTATACCATTTCACAGCTTCTAATTTTATCCAATTACTTTGTTCATCTGCTCCTATATTAAACATTGGATTTTTAGATAAAACTTTCAAATCTTTCAAAGTTTTAAGTGTTCTTTCTTCATCTGGAATTTCTCTTAATTCATTTGCTATTCTATTCATTTCAATATTTTCTTTCACATTTAGTTTCTTTGTCATTTCTCCCCCACCCCTTGAATTTCCTGCTTTAATTCTACAAATCTTATTATTCCCAGACATATTCCACCTTTAAACCCTTCAGTATGCCTAACATCATTTCTTAATAGATTAAATTCTGATAATATTTTTTCAATCTTCTCCTGCAAGTCGGATGTGGCTTGTTTTCTTCCTTCTTTTCTTCCGAGGAGTTGTGATTGCAACATTAATTGAACAACTTCATTTCCATTAAATAATTCAGGATATTCTCCACTATTTATGCCTCTTTCAATATCTTTCTTAAGTGCCTTTTCTAATTCTTTGTCGTTCATTTTACTGTTATCAAATCTGCTTTAATTTTTAATGTGCCTTGAAATCTTATTTCTTTATCTGTTTCAGTTCTCTTTAAAGTTCCTTCTTCTGCTGCTAATTGAATAAGATTAAGTTTAACTCTCTCTTCGTCTCCTGCATCTCCTTGTGTTTCAAAAAATATCATTTTAAATCCTCCTCTGTTAGATTAAATCTTTCTAGCCAAAAATCTCTTAATGAATCTTGTGATGATTCTGGATTTTCTGCTATTTTATCAGATTCTTTCACCCATTTAATCGCTTCTTGTCTTAAATCAGTAGAATTAACCAAATAAGATGTTTTATTTCTAACTGCCTCATCTACAAATTCTAAATCCTTCAAAGTTTTAAGGTCTGTCATTTTATCTCCTATAATAATCAAAATCCTCCTGTATTTCTTCAATAGATGACAACTCACTTTCTTCTTCTAAATCAACTTCTTCTCCATCATCTTTCATATCTTTCTCCACTCTCTTCTTAAACATAAATACAAAATCACAAACTTCCATATAAAATTCTATCGCATCATTAATATCATCTAAAATAAACAATACATCTTTATTCTGAACCAGTTTAGGAGTATAACTTTCAAATGCTTCCATAACTGCTTGCCTTGTTATTTCATTAATACCAAACACCTTAACAATTTTATTCTTTCTCATAACATTTCTACCATAAACATTATTATCATAATCTGCAATACTTTCAACATTTTTATCATTCATAAAATCTTTTAAATTTGTTGGTGCAAACTTATTAACCTTAATTTCTTTTTTTATTTTAATCTTGTCTTCTAATTCTTTCTTCATCTCTTCATCAATAGGATTACCATAAACAGCAAAACTTAATTTATTCAAGCTCAACTTAATTGGATTTCTCATTTCCAACCTTATTATATGCTTATTAATATTACTCACAATAAACATACTAATATCTCTACCTTCACAAAACTGACTAATTAATTCTTCGTCTGTTGCACTCCAATATGCTTCCATATCATTATGACTATGCCACTCGCCAATAATTCTTTGGCACTTCTCTTCATTATTAACTCTCATATCAATCAAATCTTTCTTATCAAAATCGACAGAAGCACTACTAACTTCTTGTTTTGGTATCAACAAGTCTTCCATAAACACACCATCTGTATTTATAACACCTAATATAAATCCTCCAATCTCTTTATCATAATTTTTACTTAACCAATCAATTTTGTTCTTAAAAGTAAAACTCATAAAAACATTAATTTTTATTGGACACTCTTCAGATGAAATCATCTTCATCCTCCTCGTTATCGTCATTATCATCTTCATCGTCTTCATCATCAATATAAGCTGTGTGCATATTTCTAATGTCATTAATTTCATAGTTTGTTAAAAAAGGTCTTCTATACACAGGGAGAACTGGTGTAACAACATTAAGCTCAGAAGAAACAACTTGTAAACCTTGAACTGTTGGTAAAGTATTAATGCTTCCAAAAGCAACACTTGCTCTTTCTGTTTCTTCTTTTTCTCTTCTTGCTTTAATTTCTTCTGGAGACAATCCTAAATCTCCTGTCCAATAACCAATAGCATGATACTTATCATTTGGATTATAACTCTTCGCCCAAAGATATAAAGCAAATACCAATTTTCTTAATTCAAAGTTTGCCAACAAATTATAAATATCTTTATTTCTTTCTCCAAGACAAACCTCTGCGACATTATTAGTTCTAATATGAGGATGTATAAGTTCTCGCCAACCATTATCTATCCAAACCTTTTTTCTTTTAACAGCATCAACTTCAATTTTATTTGGCATTATCATAAAAAACATTTCTCCAAGACTTGCCTTCTTGGTAGCATCAAGAACTATTTCAATCTCACCAACATATACTTTAATCATGCCTTCTTCTAAAACCACTTGTTTAACAAACGGCAATGTTTTAATATCATTAATTTGTGTGTTTAAATTCTCCTCACCTTTAATAATAAACTCTTCTGCTGCTTTTTTTCGGTTAATTAACATCATTAAATCTTTTTCCTTTCTTACTAATGCCTCTCTATAACTTACTATTTCTACCAAATTCTGATTTTGATTATTTTCATTATGTTCTACTTCTTTTCTAAATTGTTCTAAAAATGCTTCAACAACCAACTTCTCTTTAGTCATTGTTTGTACAATTTCTACAACTTCTCTTTCTTTACAAATCTTCTTTATTACATCTAAAACAAAATCAAATGCTTTATTTTTACTTGCTTCAATATCATATTTCAAATTATCAAACATGGGATAAAAAAACATTAACAAGTTTCTTTCTTTATAATAACGAGCTATGAAATATTCAGTATTATCAATACTATTTGTCCATAGAAAATCAGAGGTTATATTTCTATTATAAAAAATAGGACTATTCGAATAACTAGTTCTATATCCTTCTAAGTTTTGAATATCTTTTAAAATTTCAGTACTATAACAATCTTCACCAATACTTGGTCTTATACTAATTGTTAATTTGTTATAATAATCTAATATTGATTTAAACTTCTTGTTATAAAACACTTTCTTAAACCCAAGTTCAGTTAAACAATCGTTTAACTTTGTCTTGTAGTCTTCTTTACCTGTTAATCTTGTTATTTGTTCAATTCCTGTTATCATTGTTTTTGTTTATGTCTTTTTATGAAAAAGAAAAAAGAAGAAAAATAAAAAAATCTTCAAAGCCAAAATCCTTTCGGATTTCAGTTTTTTCCATTTTTCATATTACGAACAATGTAGTAGGTCATTTCCGAAGCAAGTGCTGTTAATGCTACAGGATTACCATAACTATCATTAACTTCTTCGCCTTGAACTAAGTTAATCTTTGCCTTTAGAAGCAAACTACTTACTGAATCACCATCAGTGAAAGGTACAGCAGCCATAGCTCCGTTCTGAACTCTACCAATTGTTGCGTTCTTATATATTGACATTTTTCCTCCTTTTATGTTTAATTATCTGCCGATTTTCAGCAAGATTATCACTCAAATTTTTAGTTTTTATTCCTAATGATTTTAATTTCTTAACAATATCTACTTTGTTTTTTCCTTCTATATATTGAATAGCTCCAAAAGGCTTACTAACAAATTGAAATCCTTTTCTCCAATCAACCTTTATCTTTTGTTCACCACCTTTATTACCAATAATAAATTCTTCTTCTAAATTTTGTTTAATTTTATCCAAAACTTTTGAATTAAACTTCTCTTCTGTTTCAACCTCAATTGTAAACTTATATCTTTTCATATTCTCAACCTCTTGAAAACTAAACTATAGTCTTCTAATAATCTTTTTAAGTCTGACATCCTCAACCTCATTTTTTCTTCCTTCATATCTTCAATGGTTAAGCCTCTTAATAAATCTATTGTCTCCTGAATTTTTTGTATTTTATTTATTTCTATCATTCTAAATTCACTCCTCCTGTTTGTTCTTCAAAGCATTCATTGCAAACATCAAATTCGTCAAACTTATTAATCTCGTCTTTATGAAGTCCAATTCCACAAATGGCACACTTACTCCAAATCAATTGAGTTTCTGCATCTATTTCAAATTGTTCTGTCATTCTTCTTCCTCCAACATTTCATATCCACAACCACAAAGAGTCAAGATTGTTATTTCTTCATCCTTTGTTTCAACTTCGCTTGTTCTAAAGCAATTTGGACATTTAAATTTTTGTATCATAATTTCAATCTCCCATAAAGCACTAAATATATATCTCCATATACTTTTGACTTTACTTTCTTAATTTCAATATCACTATAATGCACACTTAATTTGCTTGCTTTTATCTCAGCAACATTCTGAGTATGAAACCAATATGATTTAATTTCTTTTATCATCTCATCATTTTCCTTTATCATTTGAATATACTCTCCAATATTTCATTCTGCACTCTCTTAAACTTATTATTAGGATTGAATATCTTTGAGATATTTTCACTTGCTTGTTTTTGTTTTTCGTTTTCCATGTTTGTTTTTTTGATTATGATTTGGTCGCTTTTTATTATGTGAGAGTGCGAACCACCATCTCCCAATCTTTTGGTTAAAAAAGATGGAAATAAATTTTTGCAATCGGCGAATATTAGGTAGACCATTAGCAAGTTTCAAGACACAAAGTCTGTTTGATTGATTGCATTCTGTCTACCTAATATATTGAAACTAAAAGAGTATTTAAATGTATTAGTATATATTAACTATATACTACAGAATATAAATGCTTAAAAAGGGTTATTTTGAAGTGGATTTAGAATATTTATCTACTATATATCTAAACATATATTTTAGTCCTCAAAACACAATAAAAGAGGCACAAATCCTGAAATATTTAATATATTTAAAATATTTACTTTTTATTATACCCTTATAGGGTTTTTTAGTGTTTTTTCCCAATATATTTAATTAGTATAGTAATATATTTATTAAATATATTAAATAATTTAAATATATTGAGATACTTATATATCAACTATATACCAAAATCACCTAAAACCACCCAATATATTTAAAATATTTAAAAGTTTTTTTGGGGTTAAATATTTTAGAATATATATTTAACATATATCTAAATATATATTATTTTGTTTTAATTTCAACTAAAAAAATCTTCTTTTCTGCTGCCGTATCTCCTTGTTCTAATCTAACCTTTCCTGAACTTTCTATAAGATATGGCAAAATCTTATTAAAAATTTGACTTTCTCCTAAACTAAATAACTCTTTATTCTTCTTAATCAACTCTCTAATCTCCAACTTCGTCAATCCAGGATGGTCTTTAATCAACTTTAACAAAGCTAATTCTGTTTGCTTAACCTTCTTCTTCTTTAACTCTTCCTTAACTAAATCATCACTATCAAATCCAGTTCCTTCAAAAATATCACTTACAAATTCAAGAACAAAACTTAATTGGTCTTTAATTATAGGATACACTACTTCAGCACATTCTTCATCTATAACATCCTTATTGTTCCAAACTGCGTAAATACACATAATTCTATGACCCATTTCTTTACTTCTTATCAAAAAACTTGTTAATATATCATTCAATCTTTTGTCCTTAACTTTTTCAAAAATTTCTTCATTAAAATATTTATCAATTTTTTCACCTAAATATTTACTTGCTTCTATCTTCATTCTAATGACATAATTTGGATGGTCCTTATTCTTACTTATGTTATATTTTTCAAAACTTAGTTGTTCTTTTAACTTTTTTAAATTATTTAATATTGGCAATAAATCTTCAATATAACTCTTTTCGGCTAAATTATTAAATTTTCCACTAATCCTTAAAATATCTTCTTTATCAAAAACCTTATAACTAAAAAGTGTTCTTTGAAATATACCAGTTGCTAATATTGTTGGTTTTAATTTATCAAAAAAGAAAGTTCCTGTTCCAAAATTACAATTACTCCAATACTTAATCTCTCCTTTTGCTAATCTCTTAAAAATCATTCCATCATCTAAATATCCATTAATTACTTCTAATAAACCTTGTGTCCAATTATTACCAACTATTAAATTTCTTGCTTCATCAATCCATATAAAATCATATTCACCTAATGCTCCTTTAATTATATGAGCTTTTCCTACCATATCTATTGTTAAACTACCAATAATTGCAGCTTCAGTAAAATTATTAATCTTACAAACATTATAACCCATATGTCTTAAACAATCTCCAACAATTTTATCTGCTACCCCTTTTCCTGTTCCTGATTGTTGAACCTTAAAACTACTAATATTTGTTGTCTTATATTGCCCCCCATAAATATATCTCACCCTATTAATACAACTCAACATTTCTAAAAAACAAATGGTTTTCAAGTGTTCATTTTCAATCATTCTAACATTCCATGCTTTTTCAAATGTTTTATACCATTCATCAAAATTAGTTTTTATCATTTTTTTAATATTTTAACCTTTAACCTTTAACCTTTAACCTAACATTAATTAAGTCTACTATCAACCTTTTTACTTTTTATTAACAATTACTTCAACTATAACAACCAACAATAACCAATTATAATAAGCAATATAACAATTAACATTCCAATTAATGCACTAATCCATAATGGCGACAATACCCAAATCCAAGACCAATCAATAATATTAAATGCCTTTAAAAAAACTAAAATAATTGTTAATAATCCTATAAATCCTAATTCAATTCCCATATCCAATTTTTATATATCTCCTCCTTTCAACTTTTTACAAATCTCGTCTTCTAATTTTCTTATAAACATACTTTCTTGTAATGTTATCCAAAAATGTCCATCATTCCATTTAATTCCTATTGCTATAAATCCTTGTTTATCCATACAATACACTAATTCATTAAAGAAATTATAATCAAATTTATTTAAATATTCTACATTACCACCCCACCTAACATAATCGTTTTCAGAATCACACATTGCTTGCCCACATTTACAAAAATCTGCTTGATGTCGCCTATTAGTATTACTTATAATAATGTCTCCACATTTTGTACATCTCCATTTTATATATCCCATTTTAATATGTTTTAACTTATTTAACTTATTTAACTTATTTAACTTATTTAACTTATTTAATATTATCAATCAAAACTAATTTAACTTTATGACCTATTAATATAGCAGGAAAGCTACAAACAGCTCTTATAAATCCTCGTCCATTTCTCTTTATTCCATATCCACGAATTTCATAAATTTTATTTAATGCTTGTTCAATTGTTTTTCTTTTATGAACACTATTTAAACTTAAACACTTTATCATTGTTCTACGATAACAACTTTTACAAAGTTCTTTTCCTTTATATACAACTGTATTATTGCTTTTATTAGAACATAAATCGCATTTGTGTTTTATTTTGTATGCCATAATTTATCTAATTAAACCATCCTTCTCCAGAAATAAAACCACCTATCCACTCTTTTGATAACATAATAATGTTAAAAATATAATAATATTTAAATATATTATGATTTTGGTTGTAGATAATAAAAACCATTAAATTTAAAATCATAATATATTTAAATATCCGATTTTTATATCTTCTATGGTTGAAAAAAAAGATATGATGCATTTTATTATGTTCCAAAATATAGTTGAAAGGAGGTTAAAAAATGAAACAATTTAACGAGCTTATAAAAGAATGGAGTGATAAACTTTCCATGCCTCAAAAAGATATTGAAAAAGATTATCAAATTCTTCTAGCTGAAGAAAATGATATTCACAAAGATTTATCAGAAGAAGATAAGAACCAAAGAGCACTTAGTAGATTAGCACTTCTTTATAAGAAACAATTAAGAAGTCCAGCAACAGGGTTTGAAGGATTTATAATTGGAATGGGTGATTGTGTTGATATAGTAGCAAAACAAAAACGTGATGCTTTAGAAAAATACAAAAATGATCCACAACAAGCCATCCTTCAAGGAATTGTTGATGAACAAGGAATACCTCTTGATACAAGAAAAGAATGGGCTGGGGGAAGAAGAAATTCATCATATGGTAAACCATTACCAGAGCATAACTATTTAAGAAATATTATAGGTATTGCTATTAATTCAAAAAATGTTAATGATATACCAAAAGTTTTTACAATGAACTTATCAGGTGATAAAGCAAAGGATGAAAACTTACCAATATTTCAGCCAGTAAGATTTATGGCTATTGATAAAACACCAAAAGAAAATACATCAAGTTATGTGTTAAATCCATCGTCATTTACAACATTTAATGTTGATAATGAACTAAAAATACCTGAATTTGAAACTTTATTAAAAATAACAAATGTTTTTGTTGAGATAAAAGATTTAGCAGAGTATCATCTACTAACTAAAGATAACTTCAATAGATTTGTCATAACTGAAGGCAGTGTTAGTAGTTTAAGACTTGAACCAACAAGTATTGGTAGCAGAATTATGAATATAGAAGACGAAACACTTGCTCTAGAAGATATAGAAGCAAACAATGGTATTACTTGTTGGATACCTTCAAGAATAAATATAGATTTTGCAGAAGGTAGTAAAGTGCTTGTAGTAGGAAGAACATCTCAAGGAAAAAAGAGAGATGATATGGGAAATTTAACTGATGAACTTAGTAATGTAACAATAAATACTTTTGGTATTTATGCAATTCCCAAATACAAAATTGAACTTCCTGAAGTTGAAGAGATAACAGAAGAAAATATATAAAATGGAAAAACAAACAACAATACAAGATTTCGAAAAGATAGAAATTAAGGTTGATGAAATATTGGAAAGTGTAGATACAATTGAAAAAGATGAAGTTAAGAGTAAACAGAGCGAATGTTGTTTAGAACACCAAGAAGATTAAAGAAGATTAAAGAAGATTAATAAAATTGTTATTTTATTTTGTTTCCAACCAGTAAAAGTCTGGTTGCTGATGAGGCATGAGCCGAAAAACAAAATAAAGGAGAAAAAGAAAATGAGTTGGAATACACAAGCAAATATTAAACCAGAAGAAATAAAAGCAAAACAAGAGGCAAAGCAAGAAGCAAAAATGGAATTTAAAAAATTAAAAGATGTAAAACAAAGTAGAGGAATAAAAATTCTCAGTTATGGAAATTTTAGTACAGGCAAAACTCACTTTGCACTTACTTCAACTGAACCAATTTATGTTATTGATACTGAAAATGGAACAGGACCACTTGCTAATAAGTTTCCTGAAGCTAATGTTATTAATATATGCGATATGTCAGGAGAAGATACAGATGAAAAAGATGAAGTAAGAAATTTTGAAAATTTCCAAGAAGCAGTTAGACAATTAACTTCACTTCCAGATGAACAGATAGGAACAATAATTGTTGACTCTATGACAGATATCTGGAGTTGGTGTCAAGCTTATGCTAAAACAAAAGTATTCAAAATTCCGATTGAAGAGCGTTTCAAACAACAATTTGATTGGGGTGTTCCAAATTCACTTATGCGAAAAAATGTTTTAAAACTTATAAATAAAAATTGTAATATCATTTTTACAGCACGAGAAGGAGAAATTTATGCTGGAGCAGGACAACCAACTGGTCGTTATAAACCAGAAGTCCAAAAGAAAATTCCATTTTTTGTTGATATTGTTCTTTATCATGAAATCAAATTCCTTGGAGCAAGAGGAATAACATTCCAAGCTAAAATAGAGAAGTGTCGTCAAAATGGAGATTTAATTGGAAAGATTATAGAAAGCCCTACAATTGACAAATTAAAGGAGATGTTAAAATGATTTATGGAAATAAAAGAGGAAATGCAGTTAAAATTAAAAAGAATACAAAGTGAAATTAAAAATTGTGAATGGGATTTAAAATATAACTTTAAAGATAGTCCAGTAGTACAAAACAAACTACTAAAATTAAATGAAAGAAAAATCCAGACAGAAAAACAAATAAAAGAGCAATAAAATGGAAAATAATTATATCTTAGGTGGTGGAATTGCAGGACTTATTTGGGCATTTTATAACAAAGAATATAAAATTATTAGCACAGAAATTGGAGGACAATACAATTATTCTTTTCAGCTTGGTCCTAGATATCTTGAAGTTACAAAAGACACACAGAAATTATTAAAAGACTTAAATATTATAACAGATAAAAAAATAATTAAAGTTGGATATTATGATAATCAATTTATTGATCCAGATAATTCTTTTAAAAAAAAGTACTTTAAGAAAAGTAGAGGAACAAATAAAAATATTTCTGATAAAACATTAATGAATTCAGACAAGAAAGAGATGCAAGTTTTCAATATAGATTTTGACAAGATAATTCATGCTTTAAAAATAAAATTATTTGATAGAATAATCGTAGGAGAGATAGCAAAAATTAATTTAAAATATAAGTGTTTCTTTTTAAAAAATCAGAGCAATACATTCTGTTATAGCAAACTTATAAACACCATACCATTAAACACATTTTATAAAATAACTTCTCCTGAAATCAAAAAAGAAAAATTAGCATCAGAAGATATTACTTATATTTTATTGCAGAACAATTTTTTTGATATTAAAGAATTTAATTTTGTTTATTGCTTAAATGAAAAATTCCATAGAATTACAAAAACAGAAAAAGGACTTGTTGTAGAATGGTTTGGAGAGCATACAGAAAAAGAGTGTAGAAAAGAATTTGGTATGAATTATATTAATTCTCAAATTTTAAAAGATGTTCAAATAATAACTTTGAAAAAAATACCTAGCATAAAAAATATTATATTTTCAGGAAGATATGGTACATGGAATAGAGCATATAAAACTGAAAAAGTAATAAAAGAGGCAATTGAATATGCAAAAAAGAATAAGCTGGGATGAATATTTTATTGAAATTGTAAAACTTATAAGCAAAAAGGCATCTTGTCCAAGAAAACAAGTTGGTGCAATAATAACAAAGAATAATAGAATAATTGCTTCTGGCTACAATGGAGCACCTAAAGGAATGGAACATTGTACTGATGTTGGCTGTCTTATGAAAGACAATCATTGCATAAGAGTTCTTCATGCTGAAATGAATGCTCTTCTTCAAGCAGGAAAAGAAGCAGAAGGAGCAACTTTATATTCAACTTTATTGCCTTGTGAAATATGTTATAAATTATGTATTCAAGCAGGAATTAAAAAAATTATATATCTTGAAGACTATAATAAAGAAGATTTAAAATATTGGATAACAAATGGAGGAATAAAAACAATAAAATGGAAGAATTAAATAAGATTTGGAAAAGGCAAAAAGACTTTAATGAACTTCTTAAGAATAAAGCAAATACAATTGAAGAGAAAGAAGCATTAACAAAAGAATTTATTCTGCACTTAATAACAGAAGCAACAGAATTACTCAATGAAATTAATTGGAAGATGCACAGAGAAAAAGTATACAATAAATATAATCCAATTAAAGAAAGCAGATTAAAAGATGAAATAATAGACATTTTTAAATATTGGTTAAGTATTGCTCAATTTTGGAATATGTCTCCTAAAGAATTTATTTCTGAATTTAATAGAAAGTCTGAAGTTGTTGAACAAAGATATAAACAAGAAAAGCAATTAAATTTACTTAAAGACAAAAAAATTATTGGTCTAGACCTTGATGGATGCATTGCTGATTATCCAAAAAGTTATTACAACTTCATATTTAAAAAAACAGGAAAAAGAATAAAAGATGATGGTACATACAATATTTTTAAAAATGTTTCAGATGTTCTTGGTGAAGAAAGAGCAAAACAGCTAAAAAGAGAGTATAGAGAAAGTGGAGAAAAAAGATTTATAAAAACAATAAATAATCCTGATGAATTTACAAAAAATCTTAAAGAGAAAGGATATAAAATAATCATTTTATCTGCTCGTCCATATAAAGAATATTCAAGAGTATTTGCTGATACAATTGAATGGTTAAAAAAGAAGAATATTCTATGTGATGCAATAATCTTTGATGAAAATAAAGAAGAGAAGATTATAAACAAATTTCCAAATATGAATTTCATGATAGAGGATTGTGCTGAGATTGCTTTGAAAATCGCCAATAAAGGTTATAAAGTCTACTTAATTGATAAGACCTATAATCAAAATATTCAACACAAAAATATTGTAAGAATTAAAACATTAAAGGATATAAAAATATGACTGATAAATTTATGGAAAAGAATGAAGAATTTGCTGTAGTCTGCAATGAATTATTAAGTCAATTTTCAGCAAAAAATAAGCATTATGGCAATGATTATTTTGAAGGAGAATACTCTGAACTTGAAAGATGGCTTTCAGTAAGAAGAAAAATTGCACGACTTCAGACATATTATTCAGGAGAGAATAAACAAAATCTTCCAGACGAAACTTTAATTGATACTTGGATGGATCTTGCTATATATGCTATAATGGAATTAATTATATTGAAAGGAGGAAAAAATAAAAATGAAAAAAATAAGTGAATGTGCTGGAGCAAGAGTTCATACTTCTTTAATCAAAGGAAAAAAGAAAGGAGAGAACATAATTGCTTGGGCAGTAAATTACAAAGACGAAGGAATATGGTGCAATTCTGAAGAAGATTTGCTTGAGATCCTACGAAAAATATCTATGGTTCAACTACATGGTGAGAGATATAAGACATGGAAAGCAGGAGAAGGAGGATGGAGAAAGAATACTCCTGAAGTTGAATAATGGAATTTATAAAACAAATTGAAGAGACTGAAAAATCAACAGAACAAGTTATTGATAATTTTATTACCAAAATAAATACCAAGAAAATAAGCAAAGAAGAATTTATATTTAATAATCAAAAATGGTTTATTGATTATCATCCTTACGATCATTCAGATGACATAATAATTTCAGAAAGTATTATTAACAAATATGATAATTTTCTTCTTGTAAAAACAGGAGCATCAAGAACAAGAATACCAGGATGGTGTTCAAAAGAGCAATTATTATCAACTCCAAAAAGAGATATCTATAGAAATAACAAATTTTATTATATGGTTGTTGATAGCAATTTACAGAATTTACAATTTTTTAAAATTAAAGAAACAAGAGCTCTAAAAGAAAAATTTATAATTAACAAACAGATAGCAGAAAATCTTGGACACAAAGAAATGATATCAGGAATTTTGGCTGGTCTTCATAATTTTTGTAAACAAACAGATGTTTATTTTAAGGATATAAATCAAAAAGATGAATGTTTTTTGGGAAATAAAAAAGTAAAGATTTATACAAGAGATATAATGTCTGATGAAGACATGATGATATATGAAAGTTATTATAAAAAACATCCTGAAATTGATTTATACATTTGTTGTAAGATGAAGGCTGGTGAGTATTGGTATGTTGGTTACATAACAAAAGAAATTGTTGCTGATACAAGAATTGTTCAGATGATTGGAAATGACTCAGAAAAAGAAAGTTCAGAGATAAGAAGAATTTTTGCAGAGCAATATAAACCAATTTCTGATTTGATTAAAATATATGAAAAAGAGAAACAAGAAGAACAAATTGTCCAGCAAAATTATGTTCCTCTTCATGTTCATTCAGAGTTTTCAATTGGTGATGGATTTGGAACATGTAAATATATTGCTGAAAGTTTATATAAAAAAGGATTTAAAGCATGTGCTATAACAGATCATGGAACACTAGCTGGTGTTTGGGAATTTCAAAAAGCATTACTTGAAAGAGGAATTAAACCAATTATTGGATGTGAACTATATATCCAAATTCCAGAAAGTGAAAAAAGAATGCACCAAACAGTGCTTGTTAAAAATGAAATTGGTTATAAAAATTTATTGAAACTACATGAAATTGCTGTTCGTGAAGATTTTTATTACAAACCAATTGTTAAAATTGAAAATTTATTTAAATATTCAGAAGGATTAATCATATTGTCTGGCTGTATTGATAGTGCAATATCAAATTTATTAAAAGAGAACAAAGAAGATGTTGCTGAAAAGTATATTGCAAGATATAAAGAAACTTGGAAAGATGATTTTTATGGAGAGCTTCAACTTCATACTTGCATTAACAATCAAAATATAATGAAAAAATCTTATGCTTTATACCAAAAATATAATATAAAATCTGTTATAACAACAGATGCACACTATTCTTATCAATCAGACAAAAAATATCATGAAGCAGTTAAAGCAATTGGATTAAGAAAAAAATATGGTGAAGCAGGATTTGGTGACAATTGTTTTTATTTAATGACTGATGAAGACATAAATCAAAGAATATTAACAAATAAAGAGAATAATTGGTTTGGATTAATTATTGAAAAGTTGAAAAATAATACTTATAATGTTTTGAGCAAAATAAATTTTGAAATTAAAACAGCAAACAATCAAGAAACATTACCAAGATTATTCTCTTCAAAAGAAGAAGCACGAATTAAACTTAAAGAAATGTGTGTTACTGGTTTAGAAAAATATACTCCATATAAATATGAAGGAGTAGCAAAAGAAAAACTTGACTTAGAGATGAGTAGATTTTTTGAAAAAGGATATGAAAATTATTTTCTAATTGTAGAAGACATGATACGATGGGCAAAACAGCAAGGAATAATGGTTGGTCCAGGAAGAGGAAGTGTTGGTGCAAGTTTAGCAGCTTATGCTTTAAATATAACAGAATGCGATCCAATTAAATTTAATTTATTATTTGATAGATTTATTTCTGAGATAAGAAGAGATGCACCTGATGTTGATATGGACTATCAAGACAATAGAAGACAAGAAGTTGTTCAATATCTTATTAATAAATATGGAATTTATAATTCTGCTAAAGTTGCAACATATTCAAGATTTCATCCAAAAGGAATATTAAGAGATGTTGGAAGAATATTTTCCATATCAATAAGTGAGATAGAAAAAATTTGCAATCTTGTTTTAATAAGAAGTGGTGGAGATGCAAGAGCATCATTTGGACTGCTTGATACTTTTGCTGAATTTGAAGAAGCAAAAGCATTTAAATTAAAATATCCAAGTGCTGTTGATGTAGCTATTAAACTTGAAGGACATATAAGACACAAAGGTGTTCATGCTGCTGCTTTGGTATTAACAGACAAACCAATTTCAGAATATTTACCTTTAAATAAAATTGGTGGAGAGATTGTAACTGAATGGGAAAAGCAATTAGTTGAGGATGCTGGTTTAACAAAATTTGACATTCTTGGACTGAAAACACTAACTGTAATTTCGGAATGTATGAAAATGGTACCACAAAAACTTCCAAGTGATTTTGAAGATCCTGAAGTATATAAAAAGGTTTTTTCAAATGGTAAAAGTCTTGGCATATTTCAATTTGAAACTGTAGGATTAAGCAAACTCATTAAAGAATTAAAAACAGATAATTTTTCAACTCTTTATGATGCAACAACATTATTTAGACCAGGTGCTTTGCATAGTGGACAAACAATGTTATATGTTAATCGTCATTTAGGAAAAGCAGAAACAAATTATGAACATCCATTACTTAAAGAATTAACAAAAGATACAAAAGGAATTATTTTATATCAAGAACAAATAATGCAGATTATGAATAGAATTGGAGGAATGTCTTGGGCAACTGCAGAAATGGCAAGAAAAGTAATTACTAAAAGCAAAGGTAAAAAAGCATTTGAAGAAATGAGAGCAGAGTTTGTAAGAAATGCAAATAAACTTCATAATATGCCAAAAAAAGATGCAGAAAAACTTTATGATGTTGTATCAACATTTGGTTCATATTCATTCAATAAGGCACACGCTGTTGAATATTCAATCATAAGTTATTGGTGTGCATGGCTTAAAACATATTATCCTTTTGAATTTTATAAGGCAATTTTAAAATTTGAAAACAAAAGTGAACAAATCTCAAATTACTTAAATGATGCTTTAGACAATGGTGTCAAAGTTGAATATCCAAATATTAATTATTCTGAATTTAGTTATTCTGCAAAACAAAAAGCAATATATTCTGGTTTTAATTCAATAAATGGAATTGGTAAAAAAACAGCAGAAAAAATAATTAAACTACAACCATTTGTAAATTTCGAAGACTTTACAAAAAGATGTAACATTGGAGCATCAACAATTAAATCACTTGTAATTGCTGATTGTTTTAGAGATTTTGGAATTAACAAAAGAGCATGTTATGAAAGAGACATAAAAGAAATAAGAAATTGTTATACAAAAGAAATTGCTGATTATTCAGATATTGAATATGCAGAATTAATAATGGAGAATACATCTCTAAGACCAAAAATTAATATATTAAAATCACTTAATTTTGGAGATTTTGATTTTATAAATATTGAAAATCTCGGAGAAAGCAATGGAGGAAAGCAAGGATATGTTAGAGGAGTTGTTACAGCAATCATAAACAAAGACAAACTTATTCGTCCAATGGATAAAAAGCACATCCATAATTTTGAACCTCATATGATATATCTTAATATAAATGATGGAACAGGAAATCTTGCCATTCAAATATCACCTCATACATATGACAAATATAAAGAATTAATTTATTCCTTTGATAAAAAACCAGTTGTTGTTTATGGAACATTCAACAAAGTAGGACAAAAAATGTATGGTGAATTACTTCAAATTCCAGATAAAATGCATGATGTTGATGAATTTAAGAAGAACTTAAATAGTGGAGAAACTATAATAATATCGTCGACACCAGCAGTTAGTAAAAACGAAAAATCATATTATAGAATAAAATTAAGTAATGGTATAGAAGGACTTTGTTTTAGATCTTTAGTTAAATTATACCCAGGAATAAAAGTCAAATATAGAATGAATAAAGAACCATTCATGGACATAGAGATAATAAAATGAAAAAACCAAATATAAAACTTATTAACTATACACCAGATCCCATAGAAACTATGTGCTGGGCAAGAAGAGTTATGCACTCTCCTGTTCCTGATACTTTAGAAGAATTAAAAAAAGATCCACAGAAATGGCTTGGTTCAAGTATTGATGATTATGTTAATGATGTTTTACTCAATGATGGAATGCCAACATTTCTTGAATATGTAGGATTAACATTCAAACTTGAAAATATATCAAGGGCACTTCAACAGCAATTAACAAGACACAGAATTGGTTTTTCATATTCAATCCAAAGTTTAAGATGCATAAATCTTCCTAACTTTGCAGAAAATGGGGATTACTTTAATCCTTTTAAAAAAAATTCAAAAGAATATATTGGATATCACAACAAGATGCTTAAAATTCAAAAAGAATATAGACAAGCATTGAAAGAAAATGTTTCAACTCAAGATGCAAGAGGCTTATTACCAATGAACATTTATTCTACAGTAACATTTTCTTGTTCACTACGAGCATTAATAGGAATGCTTAACAAAAGATTATGTTTAAAAACACAAGGAGAATTTAGAGAAGTTGCTAATTTAATGATGGAAGAAATATCAAACAAGATAGATCCAAGAATATTAAGATGGATTGGTCCACCTTGTAAAGTTCAAAATTATTGCATGATGAAAGGAGAGAATGAACAGCAGCTAAAAGAAAACAAATTGTTAGGAAAACAAAATACAGAATATGTTTGTCCTCTTTATACTAAATTATTTAAATAATAATATGGAACAACAAAAAAGATGGTTAAGTAAAAGTCAAATTAAGACATTTTTACAGTGTCCTATGAAATGGAAGTATATTTACTTAGATGAAATTAAAAATATTGCTTCTCCTGCACAAGATAGAGGAAGTTTAATTCATAAAAAGGTAGAAAGATTTTATAAGAATATTGATATCACAAAAACTGCCGATGGAAAGCAAGAAATTAAATTAAAGAAACCAGATGAAGACTTAGTTAAGTTTGTTGAATTTGAAAATCAAAGAATAAAGGATTGTGTTAGTGAAATTGGAGAGTTTAATCCAGCGTATTTTAATCCTGTATTTCAAGAATTAAAAGTTAGTTGCCCTGAATTAATGTTAAGAGGAATTATAGATGCAGTTTATTTAAATCCTAAAGATAACAAATTAATAATTATTGATTGGAAGACAGGGCAATTTAATCAAAATCAACTCGATGATTATAGATTAGAACTAGCGATTTATAAAATACTTTTCGATAATGATAAAACAATAAACAAAATTGATGGAGTAGAAGTAGGTTATTGGGGTATTTATTTTTTAGATAAAGGAAAACTTTTCTTTGAATCAGTAAGTGATAAGTATATTCAAAAAGCTATAAAAATTATAAATAAAGTTAGATTAGAAATGGAATGTGGTGAATATAAAATGAAACCAAGTTTTTGGTGTAAATGGTGCCAATTTAAAGATAAATGTGGAGGTAATAATATTAATGTTTGAAATAGGATTACCTCGTAAACTTTGTAAAGATAAAGGCGAATTGGTTAAGTTTATAAATGTTTACAATGGAAAGAAAGCACTTTATAGAACAATATATGACTTTGAACATTTAAATGAAAACAATAAAATAGATTACAATAGTGCTATCATCGATAAAATATTTTGGGACTTTGATGGTGAAGGAAGTTGGGAAGAAGCAAACAAACTTCATCAAGAACTTAATAAACAAAAATTGAGGCATAAGGTTAATATGAGTGGAGGAGGATATCATATATTTTTATTTTGTAATGATTATGTTCCAATAAATCCAAAGAGTTGTCTTTATAACTCTCAAAAATATTTTATTGATGAATTAAAATTAAAATGCGATATGGCAGTCGTTGGTGATATTGCTCGATTGTATAGAATTGAAAATACTTTTAATGTTAAAAGAAAAAGATTTTGTATTCCTTTAACAGAAAGCGAATTTAATAAAGGAGATTTGTTTTGTAAGAATTGGGGATTAAAACAACATTTTATTAAACATACTTCTTTACTTGGAGGAGATAATATGTTTGATTTAAAAAAATTTGATTTCAAAACAAAAGAAGAACCAACTCTTTTTATAAATTCTAATGTTAGTTCTTCAGAAAGTATAGTTATAAAAGAGTTGCCATTGTGTATAGAAGAATTGTTGAAACGAAAAGATTTGAACTATAAAGAACGAGGATTAATCATATTATATTTCAAGGAAAAGGGTTATACAAAAAAAGAGGTCCTTGAAATACTTAAACAACATTTATCTGAAAAGAAGTTAAGACATTGTGTAGTTGAAGAAAAGCAACTTCAATATTTATTTGAAAGAGATGATTTAATATTTCCTAAATGTGTTAGCATAGAGAGAGATGGGTTTTGTATTAGTGGTTGTAAATTTATGAGTAAATATAATATATATAAGTGATAATTTAAATATATATATATATATTTAAAACGAAAATCATAATATATTTAAACATGAGTTATTTAATTATATAATATAAGATTAAAAAAGGTGATTTTTTGGCATATAGAGGATTTGGGATACAATATAAAATAAGAAAGACTACTATTAACAATAAAACTGGTGATAGTTATGCTATTACAATTCCAAGAATTTTTGCAGAACAATTTCAGGATTGTTATTTTAAATTAAGTGTTAGTGGAATGTCTTTAACTTTTACAAGTGGATGTAAATTAACACAAGAAGATATATTATATCAAAATGATTTTGATAGACAAACAAAAATGTATAGTGGTAATAAGCCAGTGATGTTCAGATGAACATTCTTTGGTTAAGCGACTCTCCTCTTTGTTGTACTGGTTATGCGACAATATCTTGGAATATATGTAATAAGCTTGCAGAAGCAGGACATAATGTTTATTTTCTAGGCCATAATTATGTTGGTCAAGAAATACCTCCTGGATTAATTCTTAAAGATGGAACAAAATTTAATTTTACTATATTAGGTGGAAGTCATGTTCCATATGCTCAAAATTTAATTCAACCATACATAAAGAAATATAATATAGATGTGTTTGGAATTTTACTTGATACTTTTATGTGTTGGCCATGGTTAATGAATATTGATTTTTCACCTGCAAAAACTATATTCTATTACCCAAGCGATGGTGGTGGAGGATTACCTCTTCAATGTGAAAATATTTTAAAGAAAGTTAATTGTCCTGTTGCTATGGCTCGGCATGGACAAAGGCAAGTAAAAGAATGTTATGGATTTGATACAAAATATATTCCACATGCTATAGATACAAAGATTTATTTTCCATTACCAAAAGAAGAAAAAGAAAAGATAAAAGCAAAGTGGGGACTTCAGGGAAAGTTTGTTGTTGGTGTTGTTCAAAGAAATCAAGGAAGAAAGATGCCTGATAGATTAATTAAATCATTTGCTCTATTTGCTAAAGACCATCCAGATGCTATTTTATTTTTACATACTGACCCATATGATGTAGCAGCACCAATAGATATAATTCAATTGATTAACAGATATAAAATAAATAATAGGGTTATGTTTTCTGGAATGACATTCTTTAATGGTTTCGATTATAAACAAATGAATGAAGTTTATAATGTTATGGATGTATTCTTCTTAACAACATCTGGAGAAGGATTTGGTATTCCTACTATTGAAGCAATGGCTTGTGGCATTACACCTATAGTAACTGATTATGCTACAACACAGGAATTATTAGTTGAGGATGGTGTGTGTGGTATTCCTATAAAAATAGCAACAGAATTAACAGGAAGTTGGAATGTAGAACGAGCAATTATGGATGATGAAAGTGGAGCAAAAGCATTAACACTCTTATATGATAATCCTGAATTAAGAGAACATTATGGAAAAATTGGAATAGATAAAGTAAATAAATTATATAATTGGGATAAGGTTGGTGCTGACTGGAATAAATTAATTGTGGAGATTACAAGATGAAGTATATTATTACAGGTTCATGTGGTATGATTGGACAATATTTAAAAAGAGAATTAGATAAGCAAGGATGCGAATGTATTTTAGAAGTTGATAAGAGAAATAGTGATATTAGTACAGATTATTTATCCGTTATTGATGAACAATTAAATGCCGATATTATGTTTCATTTAGCAAGTAATTGTAAAATAAAAGATACAATAAGCAACCCAGATTTAGCATTTGAAAATTCAGATGGCATAGAACATGTTTTAGAATACTGTAGAAGAAATCATATAAAGAAAATAGTTTATTTTTCTTCATCAAGAGTTTTAAGTGAAGAAGAAAATCCTTATACAGCAAGTAAAAAGTATGGAGAACATTTATGTAAAGCATACCACAATTGTTATGGGATAGATTATATTATAATTCGGCCAAGCACAGTATATGCTCCTTGTAAAGATATAACAACTCGACTTTTAACAACTTGGGTTATTAATGCTTTAAAAGGAGAATATTTAGTTTTATGTGGTGATAGTCATAAAACACTTGATTTTACTTACATTAGTGATTTTGTAGATGGGATATTTTGTTTATTAAATAATTGGGAAGAAGCAAAAAATACAGATTATGATATTAGTGGAGAAGATAGTAGAAATTTAATTGATGTCGCTCAACTAATTTCTCATGAAATTGCAGACCAAATAGGAGAGTGTCATATGGATATAGAACTGAAAGAACCAGAAATAGCACAACCTCAACAAGTAAATATTGATATAAGTAAAATAAAAAGATTCGGATATGAACCAAAAATAAAGTTAGAAGAAGGAATTAAACGACTTGTTGAATTTTATTTAAGGGAGGAGAAGAAATGAATAAATTGGTAATAGTTATCATGGGACCTGGAAAACAACATTTTCTTGATATGTGTTTTGATAGTGTAAAAGATGCAGATAAAATTTTATATTTTACAAGCGATTATAGCTTTTCAATAAGTCCGTGCTTAAAACATTTACCAGACAATCAAGAAGTTCATTATAATGGCTGGGATGATAATGATATGGCAACAAATGGAAAATGTAGACAGAAATATTTAGATTATTTAAAACAAGCTTATCCTAATGATTGGTGTTTGGTTTTAGACGAAGATGAAATATTAGAAGAAGAAGGAATTGAAAAAATAAAGAAATTCATATCAGAAAGAGAACCTGGAATTTATAATGTTAAGATGAGACACTTCATTGGAGATTTAGGGCATGAAGATAACACTCGTCCTGTGCATGTTGTTCCAGGAAGGTTATTTAAAATATCAGAAGCAAAAGGATATCCACTTCATAGTCATCCAGTATTAGAAGGAGAATTAAAAGGTGCTTGTTTAGATACTACTATTTGGCATCTTGGACATTTGCCTGTAGAATATATGGATTATATTTTAAAAAGATATAAACAACATGCATCGGATAGCATTATTCATAATCAGGACTTCTTGAAACAATGGAAGATGGCTCATTTGCTTGGTTTATATCCAACTAAACAAATTAATCCTGTTGAATTACCAAAACAAATTTGTGATAGATATGAAATTAATAAAGATGAATTTTATTTTGCTAATAGAGGATTAGAAGTTAAACATTTTCTTATGGCAAAACAATGGATAAATTATTTTGATAATAATGATAGAGAATGTAATTTTGTAGAATTTGGTTGTGGACGAGCACCGTTCGGGTTTGCAATTGCTAGTTATGATTATGATTATTTAGGATTTGATATTAGTAAATTTGCAGTTGATAATGCCTTTAGAACTAATAGTGGAGTAATGGATGTTTGTGAAGGAGATATTACAAAAATAAAAAATAAGAACAAATGGAAATATAAAGTTTGTTTATGTATAGATATATTGGAACATTTAACAGATGAACAACTTGACAAAGCATTAAAAAATATTCTTTCATATAGTGATAATTTTTTATTCTCAATACCATTTGAAGGAGACCCAAACTTAGAAGCAGATAGCACTCATAAACAATTTCATGATAAACAATGGTGGATAGATAAAATAAGTAGTTATGGAATATTAGTTAAAGATGTACCACAGGATTGGTTATTTTCAAATCAGTTGTTGATAGGAGAAAAGAAATGACAACAAAAGTATTATGTATATGTGATGGGGGAAATATAAGAAGTGTAGCTCTGGCACAATTTATAAAAGGTTTGAATGGAAGAACAAATGACCCAAATTTAGTTATAAAATATGAAGCAATAGCTATTGGAGAAAAATATTCTACAAAAGAAACAATGGATATACTTAGAAAATGGGCAGACAAAGTTATAGATACAAGAAAATATTTTCCAAAAGATATATGGCATAACTCAAGGGATACAGATTTAGTAAAAAAAGTAAAACAAGTATGGAAAAAAGAAAATGAGAATTAGAGGAATAGCACCGCTTAGGATTTCGTTTACTGGAGGAGGAACTGATTTAAATTATATATTTGAAAAATATGGTGGAGCAGTCATTAGTTCAACAATTAATAAATTCTGTCACATGACAATAGAAGAAAGAAAAGATAAAAAGATTTATATCAACGATAAAGAATTAAATAGTACAGAAATATTAGCAAGCAAAGTTATAGAATATTTTAAACCAACCAAAGGATTTAACTTAATTTATTATAATGATATTCCTCCAGGAAGTGGTTTAGGTAGTAGTTCAAGTTTTGTAATTTTATTGTTGCGTCTTTTATATGAACTTCATGGAGGAAGAACTAATGATTATGATTTAATAAAAGAAGCATATGAAATTGAAACATCAATTAAAGAAGGTGGTTGGCAAGACCAATATGCAACAACTCTTGGAGGATTTAATTTCATGGACTTCGGAAAAGATTATCAAACTGTTTATCCATTAAAATTAAAGTATTCTTTTATAAGAGAATTGAATGAACATTTTGTTTTATGTTATATTGGTGGTTCTAAAGAAGGAAGAGATATTCATAAAGAATTAAGAGAACATAGTGAAAAACATAAAGATGAAATGAAAAGAACAGCAGATATAAAAGGATTGGCTTATAGAATGAGAGATGCTTTACTAAAATCTGATGTTAAAAATATACCAAGTCTACTCAGAGCAAATTGGGAATTAAAAAGAAATAAATTTACTTCTTCAAAAAGAATTGATATTTTATATAATTGGGCATTAAAGAATGGAGCAGAAGGAGGAAAACTATGTGGTTCTGGACAAGCAGGACATTTTATATTTTTCGTTAAACCAGAAAATAGAAAAGATTTAATTGATGCTTTAAAAAATAAATATAATGCAATTATTGATTTTAATTTCAGTATTCATGGGGTAGAAACATGGATTGTATAATTATTTGTTCGGGATATTATGACCCACTTCACATTGGGCATTTAGAATATTTAAAAATATCAAAATCTTATAGTAATGAGTTATGGGTAATAGTTAATAATGATGAACAAGCAAAATTAAAGAAAGGAGGTAGTTTTATGAATGAAGATGAGAGAATTAAGATTATGACAAACATTAAAGGAGTGGATAAAGTATTTATTTCAATAGATAAAGATAGAAGTGTTTGTGAAACATTAAGATTTTTAGTTAAGTCATTTCCAGAAAATACTTTTATATTTGCAAATGGTGGAGATATTAAAGATAATAGAGAAACAAAAGTTTGTAATGAATTGGGAATTATGATGCTTAATGATTTAGGAGATAAAATTCAGTCATCATCTTGGCTAACAGGAATAAAAGAAAAATGAAATTAGTAATTAAATCTTGGGGAAGTGAAATGTGGTTATTAAATAATGAATTATATTGTAGTAAAGTAATGATATGTTTTAAAGATAAATGGTCATCAAAAGGAAAGTATCATTATCATAAAAATAAAGATGAAACATTTTTTATTTTAGAAGGAGAGTTACATTTAGTAGTCGATGGATACAGTATAATCTTAGAAAAGGGAGACTCATTTAGAATTCCTCCCTTTACACTTCACAAATTCACTTCTGTAACTCCATATTGTAAATTTATAGAAGCATCAACACATCATGATGATGAGGATAGTTATAAAATATGAAACAAATAACAAAACAAGATTTAATTAACTTTGAACAAGAAGTAATAGCAAAATATAAAGAAGGAAATACTTATGGACCTGTTCATTTAAGTGGTGGAAATGAAGACCAACTTATTAAAATATTCAAAAAAATAAAAGATAATGATTGGGTATTTACAACACATCGAAGTCATTATCATGCTTTACTTAAATCTGAAGATTGGAGTTGGCTTATGAATGAAATTATAGTTAATGCAAATTCAAGTCATATTAATTCAGCGAAGTATAAAATATTTTCAAGTGCTATTGTCGGAGGTTGTATTCCAATTGCTTTAGGAACCGCTATGGGAATTAAAAGAAATTGGGATAACGGATGGAGAAATGTTAATCTGTCTACTATGGATGTTGAAAAAGGAATAATAGGAACTTGTATGGATATGCCACACGTTTGGTGCTTTGTTGGTGATATGGCTTCTGAAATGGGATGCTTTGATGAAGCAATTAAATATGCTAAAGGACATGATTTACCAATAACTTTTATAATTGAGGATAATGGTATTGCAAATAATACTCCTACATATGAAGTATGGGGTCAAAGAAGTTTTCCTATAAATAAATATTGTATTTATTATACTTATAATAGAGTGTATCCTCATTATGGAGTAGGAGAATGGATAATATTTAAGAAAAAGAAATTTAAATCGCAAGGAGATTATAATGCCTATAAATAATAAAAAGTATCAGCAAAATTTAGTTAAGGCAATGGATATGTTAGCAAGAGATACAAATACAGTTTTCCTAGGACAAACAGTTATTTATGAGGGTAGTCCAATATACGGAAGTTTAAAGAATATTTTAGATAAAAAGAAAATAGAAATGCCTGTCTTTGAAGATACTCAAATGGGATTAAGTATTGGGTTATCATTAGAAGGATTTATACCTATAACAATATTTCCGAGAATTGATTTTTTAATATGCGCTATTAATCAGTTAGTAAATCATTTAGATAAAATAGAGGATATGAGTAAAGGAGAGTTTTATCCTGGAGTTATAATACGAACTCAAATTGGAAGTAAATATCCAATGAATGGAGGATTACAGCATACAGGAGATTATACGACAGGATTAAAAAAAATGCTAAAGAATGTTAAAGTAATAAAAATTAAGAATGAAAAGGATGTAATACCAAGTTATAAATATGCATTAGATATGGCTAACCAGGGGTTGTCAACTTTATTAATTGAAGTACCGACAGGAGCATTTGGAAAATGAATTTAATAATATACATATGTGAAATAGAACCAAAGGTAGCATATATAAAATGGTATATTGTATCAGCAACAGGAGAAGATGATAAATTTAAAGAAGAACTTAAACAGGAAGTAGATTTAAATATAAAATCTCAATTTGGAGGAAATACTCAAAAAGTTTATTAAAATGAATGGCGTAACAATTAGAAAAGCAAAATTAGTAAGTGAAGACGAAAGAAGATGCATATTTGAAATTATAAATGGAGAATTAGCAGTTAAGAATATGAAAATATTAAAAATAAAAAAAGGTGAACAACTACTTGGTAATCATTGGCATCCATATGCTGAAGTTATGTATGTCTTACAAGGTAAATCAAAATACAGAATGAAAAATATTGATACAGGAGAAGTAGAAGACTTTGATTTAGAAGCAGGAGATGTTGTATTTAGAAGTGGTAGAATAACTCATGGTGGCTGGTTTAGTGAAGATAGTATAATTATAGATGCTGCTTGTGAAAGTTATATATCTGCTGCATTTAATGATGTAAGGGATGTGATTATAGAATGATTAAAAATTTAATAACAGGACCAGGATTTGTAGCAAGTCATCTTGCAGATTTACTTCTTGAAAAGAAAGAAGAAGTTTATGTTACTTATAGATGGACTGATAACCAAGAAAGTTTTAAACATATAAAAGATAAAGTTCATTGGATATTAATGGACTTAAATGATTTAAGTTCTTGTATTAAAGCAGTTGATGAAGTAAGACCAGATTATATATTTCATCTTGGAGCACAAAGTTATCCATCTGCAAGTTTTATTTATCCTGAAGAAACAATAAGAACAAATACTCTTGGAACTTATAATTTATTAGAAGCAATTAGGATTGTTAGAGAGAAATCAAAATATAATGTACCGACTTATGGATATAAATATCATTACGACCCAATCATTCATGTTTGTTCATCAAGTGAAGTATACGGACTTGTTAAAGCAGAAGATGTTCCAATAAAAGAAACTCAAGCATTTAATCCTGCAAATCCTTATGCTGTTGGAAAAGTAGGAGAAGATATGATTGCATTAATGTATTGGACAAATTTTAAAATAAAAACAATAAGAACAAGAATGTTTACGCATACTGGACCAAGAAGAACTATGTTAAGTGCAGAAGTTAATTTTGCTAAACAGATTGCAGAGTTTGAGAAAAATTATAAAGAAGATGCATTAGAACATGCTTGTGTAAATACAAAAGCAGAATTTATATTAAAACACGGAAACTTAGATTCAATAAGAACATGGGCTGATGTAAGAGATGCAGTTCAAGCATATTATCTTCTTGTAAGAAAAGGAACAATTGGAGAAGTTTATAATATTGGTGGCAAGACAACAAAGACAATAGGAGAAATGTTAGATTATCTTATATCTCTTTCCCCTTTAAAGGATAGAATTAAAAAAGAATTGGACCCAACTTTACTTCGCCCATACGATGTTACATTACAAATTCCTGATTGTTATAAATTTATAAAAGATACAAGATGGACAAGAACAATTTCTTTTGAAACTACTATGAAAGATTTATTAAATTGGTGGAGAGAAAATGTCTAAACTTTCTATAAACTTTATTATACCAACTTGGCACTACTGGGCTGAACCTTTAAGAGCACAACCATTAACACAATTATATCTTGCGACAATACTTGAAGAGAAAGGATGTGAAGTTAGTTTTACTGATTTTAGAGATGAAAAGAATAAAAAGTTAATACCAAAGGAAGCAGATTTATATTTTTATACAATAGCAAGTCCAGATTTAATTGAGTGTCAAATGATTGCAGAAGATTTAAAAATAATATATCCTAATTCAAAGCATATTGCAGGTGGTCCTCATCCTACTATACTTCCAGACATAACAAGAGGATTTGATAGTATTGTTATTGGTAGAGGAGAAGGAGCATTAGAACAAATATTAAAAGATTATCCTAATATAAAAGAAAGATATGTAAATATTATATCAGAAAAACCAATATGTGAGTATCCTTTTCCTAAAAGACACTTCCTTCCAAAAAAACATATAATTAATGAACATTTATTTAAAACAGACGAAATGACATCAACAACAGCACAATTTAGTTTTGGTTGTCCGTTTGGTTGTAATTTTTGTGCAAATTATCAAAGAGGAGCAATTAAAAGAAATTCATTACAAAAAATATCAGATGAGATTGATTATCTAAAAAAAGAATATGGAGTAAAAGGATTATCACTTCAAGATGAAATATGTATCCCTTTAAATAAAACAGAAGCAGTAGATTGGCTAAACTTAATCAAGAGTAAAGATATAAAATGGAGAGGACAGATAAGGTTAAATACAGACGAAGACATATTGAAATTAGCAAAAGAAAGTGGATTAGTTGAATTAAGTTTTGGTATTGAAAGTGTTAACAAAAAGGTTTTAGAAATTGCTGATAAGAAAATTAATATAGACGATGCATCAACAATGATGGCTCTTTGTAAAAAGTATGATATAAAAACAAGGATATATTTACTTAATGGGTTACCTGGAGAGACAATAGATATTGTTAGAGAGACAAAAGAATTTGTTAATAAAATTAATCCTGATTTAGTTTTATTGTCTTCACTTCAACCATATCCAGGAAGTCCTATTTATAACACTCCTGAAAAATATGGAATAAAATGGGTAAGTAAAGATTGGGGAAAAATGAATCATTTAGTTTGTAGGTTTAAGGATAGCAAAGATAATCCTGAAGATGCTGTTCCATATGAATATGAAGAAGGGAAAGGGTTAACAAGAAAACAGATTATGAATAATATGTTAGAGTTACAAGAGTTCTTGAGACAAAGAGGTGCTAATAAATGATAATAGGTATTCCAATTTATAATAACTTACAAGGATTAAAATATTGTTTTTATAGTTTTATAAATTCAACAATGGTTAGAGATAAAATAATACTTCTTGAAAGTGGAAGTATAGATGGTAGTGCAGAATTTTGTGATGAATTAGCAAAGTTTTATGACTTTGTTGAAGTAATACATACTCCAAAAGAAGGTCCATTAAAGGCATACAATAGATTATTCCAGATAGCAAAAGAAAGAAAAGAAGATTTATTCCTTACACAAACTGATGTTATCTTTCCAAAATGTTTAGGAAGAGATTGGTTAATGCATATGAAAGGATTAGCACAAGAAAGAATAGATTGCGGAATTATAACTTCTTATGGTGGAGGTAATTATTCTGGTTCCGATTTCATAAATGGATTTTATTGGGTTGGTGCTTGGTGTACTTATATTCCTTACAGAACTATTGAAAAATTAGGAGGATATGATGAGAGGTATCCAATAGGATGGGGAGTGGATATAGATTATACTTATGCGATTAAACAATTAGGATTAGAAGTTTATCAAGTTGATTACTGGGTAGACCATATGCCGGATTATATTAAAGGACATCAACATGAAAAGGTTGCAAATATTGAAGAATTAAAAAAAGAGGCTTATAGACTTATGAGAGAGAAATGGAAAGTGGGAGAATATAAAATATGAGTTGGACAGATTTGGGTGCAATTAAAACAATTTGTTATTTAAGAGATAAATATCATGTTTCTACTTTTATTGAAACAGGAACTTTCAGAGGAATAAATGCAGAAGTTCAAAGTAAGAATTTTGATTATGTTCTAACTTGTGAGAAGAATGAAGATTATTTTAATAAAGCAAAAGAAAGATTGAAAGATTATAAAAATGTTATTATTTTTAAAGATGATAGTTCAGAATTTTTAAAAAGAATTAATCAAGAAAAAACTATATTATGTTATTATTTGGACGCTCATTTTTTCGTAAAAGGTTGTAAGACAAATAAAGAAAGATTTGTTATATTACAAGAATTAGAAGCATTAAAAGAAAGGAAAAACTCAATTATAATAATTCACGACTTTAAACATTTTCTTGGAGGAATTTGTTATGATGGAATTGATTTGAATATGGATTTGGTTAGAAAACCATTATTAAAAGTCAATCCTAAATTTTACTTTTATACAAATACTCTTGAAGGATGTGACCCTGTAAAACCATTTATAAAAAATATAGAAGAAGCTGGACTAAATGTTGATAGTGAAACATTTGACAATATTCAATATATGTGGAGTGCTCCGAGATTATTATATCGTGGTATTTTATATTGTCTTCCAACAAAATTATCAAATAAAGAAATGAAACAATTAAATTTAATTAATATAAAATGAAAAAAACGCTTAACGAAAAACAATTAATAGAAAAAGCCAGATGGGTTAGAAAAAAACTATTTGATGTTGCCATAAATACCGGGCAGGCACATCTTGGTGGGGCATTGTCAAGTGTTGAATTATTACTTTCTCTTTACAATGGTGGTATTATAAATGTAACTCCAAAGACAATTAACTCTCCAGATAGGGATAGATTGATTTATAGTAAAGGGCATTGCCCTCTTGCATTATATACAATATTAGCTGACAATAATTTCTTTACTATTGCAGATTTAGAAAAATATGGACAAACATCTATGCCTGAACATTCAGATTATCATACTCCTGGCATTGAAATGACAGGTGGTTCACTAGGACATGGATTAGGATTAGGATGTGGAATTGCTCTTGCTGCAAAATTAGATAAAAAAGATTATAAAACATATGTTATGCTAGGAGATACAGAATGCAATGAAGGAAGTATTTGGGAAGGAGTTATGTTTGCTTCTGCACAAAAGTTAAGTAATTTGATTGTGATTGTTGATAATAACAAATTTGGAACTCATCAATTAACATCAACTTATGTTGGAGACGGACTTGGATTAGTAGAAAAATGGAAATCGTTTGGTTGGGATGTTATAGAATGTAACGGACACAATTTTAATGAAATTCTTACCTGTCTTAAAGTCTTTAAATATTCAAAATTAAATAAACCAAAGGTAATTATTGCAAATACTATAAAAGGAAAAGGTATTTCATATATGGAAGGTAATCCTGCATGGCATCACGGAATACCAAAAGGAGAACAATTGGAAATTGCAAGGAGAGAATTAGAATGATATATAATGATATGAGAGATGCAATGTTTGAAGAACTTTATAAGAATGCTTTAAAAGATAAAGATGTAATCTTACTTCTTGGAGACCAAAATGCAGGAACATTCAAGAAGTTTAGAGAAAATATTCCAGAACAATTAATAAATATTGGACCGTCAGAACAAAATTTAATTGGAGTTGCTGCAGGATTAGCAACATGTGGAAAGAAAGTATTTGTTCATGGTATATCACCCTTTGTTACTTTAAGATGTTTTGAAGAAATAAGTTTAGATTTGGGAGTAAAAAATCTACCAGTAACAATTATAGGTATAGGTGCTGGTTATTCTTATTGTCACGAAGGACCAACACATCATTCAATTCAAGATATTGGAATATTAAAAACAATTCCTAATATGAATATTTATAATGTTGCTGATACGATATGTTTAGCAGAACTTTCAAATATATTTTATAATAGACCACATTTATCCTATGTTAAGTTTGACCACCATCCGTTGCCTTTAATATACAATAATATGAAAAATAATTTTAATGATGGTTTATCATTAATAGAAGGTGGAGGTAGAGATGTAATAATTATTGCTACAGGAATTATGGTTCATAAAGCATTAGAAATTAGTAGAAGATTAAATGAAATAAAAAGTGTTGGTGTTATTGACTTGTATAGAATAGCACCTTTAAATAAAAAATTATTATTAAAATATTTAAAAAATTTTAAAAATGTTATAACACTAGAAGAGCATTTAGAATGTGGTGGTATAGGAAGTTCAATTGCAGATTTTATATGTAATAATAATATTTCAATAAGATTTAAAAGGTTTGGAGTAAAAGATTATATACAAAATTACGGAAAGAGAGAAATGATTGATAAATTAAATGGTTTAGATAATGATACAATAGTAAAGGAGATATTAAAATGGATTTAAATCTTAAAGGAAAGAAAGCAATTGTAACTGGTGGGAGTCATGGAATAGGATTAGCAATTAAAAAAGCATTAGAAGCAGAAGGAGTTAAAGTTATTAGTTGGAGTAGAGAAGAAGGACAAGATTTAATGAGAGCACTTGATTTGGTAGATTTATCAAAATTATTAGAGGTAGATATTTTAATTAATAATATTGGTGGTATGGGTACATGTGCAAGAGAAGATGCTGATGATTGTATATTTAAAAATTATAGGATAACTCAATTACTGACAGATTTCTTTTTAGCAAAAGATAGAACATGGGGTAGAGTTATTACTATATCTTCTTTTTATGGAAAAGAGAAAGGACCTAATCCATATTTCGTTGCATCAAAGGCAGCACAAATTGGATTTATGAAATCAATTGCAGGAAAACATGACGGAATTACTTTTAATGTTATATGTCCTGGGTGTATTAATACTAAACCATCAATAAAAGAATTTGCACAAAAGAATAAGTTATCACTAGGAGAACCAGAAGATATAGCAAATATAGTTACATTTCTTTGTTCAAATAAAGCTAGCCATATTAATGGTGCAATAATAACTTGTGATGGAGGAGATAGCCATGCCTTTTAATGAAGAAAACATTCCTTATATTAGAACAGACGAAAGTAATATGGAAAAAACAATGGTAGGTAAAGTTAATAATTATTGGATAGACAAGAATAAATTGTATATGAGTTACCATGTTAATACAAAATATAAATTTGTAGATATAACAGATGATATACCAATTATAAAATATTTGATAAGTGAACTGGAGAAAAAATGCCAAAAAAAATAACAAATAAAAAAGAAATAAGCGACTTAGATAATGCTTGGAAACTAAAAGTTAAAGAAAGAGATAATTATACTTGTCAAATATGCCAAAAGAAAATAGAAAAGAATAATTGTCATGCTCATCATATAATACCAAAAGGTATTAAATTAACAAGATGGGATGTAAATAATGGAATTACTTTATGCTACCAACATCATAAAGTGAATGTTTGTAGTCCTCATATGAATGCAGTTTGGTTTACATTTTGGCTTAAAACAAATAAGTATAAACAATTTAGATATATTATAAGTAAATTAGACCCAAAACATTACGACAATAGGGGATTAATAAGAGGAATATAAAATGAATAAAAAAGAATTAAAACAAAATGGAGTTGTGGTTTGTGGTTCAGGTTATTATGATGCAGAGACAGATGCATATTTTCCTTTTCCACAAAATTATTTCAAATGAAAAAAGATATAGCATTAATAATTTCAAATAGTCCGTTTTTAATTAATGAAAAAACATTTCCAAATATAGGTATATTAAGAGTGGCAACTCAACTACGAAATGAAGGAAAATTGGTAGATGTTATTGATTTAACAGGAAAAAAAGCAGAAGATATAATTCCTTATACCAATAATTACGAATGGTTTGGGTTTAGTTCTACCACTCCACAATTCCCTTATATAATGAAGATATTTAATATATTAAAGCAATATAATCCAAAGGCAAAAACTATGATTGGTGGTGCACATTCAAGTGCTTTATATTCATTACGAGAAAAAGGTATAGAAGATATCAATATAAAAGATTTAGAAGTGTTTGATACTATATTTGCTGGTGAAGGAGAAGAAACAAGTAATATGTTTAAATCTGGATGGCAAAAAGGTAATCTTATCAAAAATTTAGATGATGTCCCAATACCAAATAGAGATTTCATAGATATTAAAAGTTATCATTATAGTCTTCTAGGAAAAGATACAACATGTATTATGACACAAAGAGGATGTCCATTTCAATGCACTTTTTGTTGTGGGAGAGATATTGAAATGTATAATAAAACAAGAACACACTCTCCAACAAGAATTTTAGAAGAATTAGATGAATTAAATAAAAAGTATGGATATGAAAGTTTTATGTGGTATGATGATGAGATTAATATTAATATCAAAAGACTAAAAGAATTGTGTAAGTTGTTGTCAAAAAGAAAATATCAACATAGAGGGTTTGTTAGAAGCGATATGATTTGTAAATATCCTGAAAGCGTTCAATGGTTAAAAGATGCTGGGTTTGTAAAACTTTGTACAGGTATTGAGAGTGGGTCTGATAGAATGTTGAAAAATATAAATAAAAGAACAACAAGTGAAGAAAATTCAAAAGCATGCAAACTTATAAAAGATGCAGGAATACATTATGAAGCATTTATGATGCTTGGGTTTCCAGATGAAACTTTTGAAGATATTATGATGTCAAAAGATTGGCTTTTAAAAAATAAACCAAATGATTTTGATTTTAATTTAATAACTCCATACCCTGGTAGTAAGATATATGATAATGCTATTCCATCCAAAAAGTTTAAAGATTATAAATGGGAGTATAATGGTTTATATTTTAATAAGCCAAGATATGCAACTGAAGATAGTTTTTATAGAGGATTTGACAAACAAGATTGTAGTAATGTTAGGACGAATGAATTAAGTAATAAAAATTTAAAAAGACTAAGAGAAGAAATTGATAAAGAGGTTAGAAGAAAAATATGCATAAAATAGATATCATGTTATGTACAAAGGATAGACCAAGCGAAGTTGCTTTATTACTTCAGAGTTTAAGAACACAAACTCATAAAGATTGGGATTTATATATTATGGATGACCGAAGTGGTGTTTCAATACAAAATTTTAACTTCATTCAAGCAATAGTAAATAGACTGAAACTTGAAAACCACTGTGTTACTATTTGGAGAAATGATATAGCTTATGGAGTTACAAGATTGAGACAAATAATAGTTGATAGAATAATAGAAGTCGGGAATGGGGATTGTATTTTAAGATTAGATGATGATAATCTTTTACAACCAGACTTTCTTGAAAGACTATGTGATACATTAGACCAAGGATATGATATTGCAGGTTGTTTAGTTCCTCATTGTGCAATACCATTTATAAAACGCTCAACGAAGTATGTTAAACCATTCATAAGTGATGTTCGATTAAATGATAAAGGAGAGATAATATATTTTGGTGATGAATGTGGAATGGAGTATATAGAAAAAGAAATTATACCAAGTGTAAATTTTAGAAGTATGGCATTAATTAAAAAGGAAGTTCATCAAAAAGTTAAATATGAAGATAATATTGGCTTTTGTAGTTTTAGAGAAGAACAATGGTTTAGTTTTAGAGCAATTCTCGAAGGATTTAAAATTGGAATTAATACAGGAGCTATTGCTTATCATTTAGCAACTCCAAGTGGGGGCGAAAGAACACAACAATATCAAAATGGATTACAAACTAATCATGATTTGTTAAGTAGATTTTGTCAAAAAATATATAAAGAAAAAGGAGACTTTTTAGAAACTTATAGGAAGCAATTCAAATGATGAGTAATTTAATTATGGAAAAGAAAAGAGAAATGATATGTAAAAATTGTGGAAAAGAATTTAATAATTATGAAGAGTTAGGAAAACATGCAATTAAGGAAATGCATTATTTATTTAAATTAAAAGGAACAGAACTAAATTTAGGAGTTATATGATAACAAATAAAATTGGATTTATTGGTATTGGTTGGATAGGTTCTAACTATGCAGACAACTTTGAAGAAAGAGGATTTAAGGTTATTCGTTATGATATTGACAAATATAAAAAGAATAAAGCAAAAATAAAAGATTGTGACATTGTTTTTATAGCTGTGCCAACTCCAAGTATAAGTAAGCGATGGCAAGAATGTGTTGAAGTTGATGATAATGCTATCATAGATGCAATTAAAGCAACAAGAAAAGGGCAAATAATTGTTATCAAATCAACAATAATGCCTGGCACAACAGAAAAAATGCAAAAGATGTTTCCAGATAGATATGTAATTCATAGTCCGGAATTATTAACAGAAGCAACAGCAAAATACGATGTTGCTAATCCAATGATGAATATCATCGGAACAACAAGTAAATCTAAACATGTTGCAGGAAAAGTTATGAGAATTTTACCTTGCTCACCATTTGAAGAAATATGTGATTGTAAAGAAAGTGAATTTGTAAAATATATGATTAATTGTTGGTTTTATATAAAAGTTTTAACTATGAATACTTTTTATGAAGTAGCAAAGGCAAATAAAATTGATTATGATAAGTTGATTTATATGATGGGAGCAGATAAAAGAGTTGGAAGAACACATCTTATTGCCGAACATCAAGGTGGAAGAGGAGCAGGTGGACATTGTTTTATAAAAGATTTTGCTGGATTTAGAAGTTTATATCAAAAAACTTGTGGCAATACTCTTGCTAATCAGATGTTAAGAGCTGCAGAAGAATATAATAAATTTCTTTTGACTAATAGTGGAAAGTCAAAAGATTTACTTGAAGGAGTGTATGGAATAAAATGAATGAAGATAAAAAATTAAAAATAAATATCATAGGAGATATATTCTCGACTACTGGATATGCTAGTCATACAAGAAATTTAGTGAATGCTTTATATAAAATAGCAGATGTAAAATTATCAACTCAACTAATGCAAGGTTGGGAAAGAATGGTTAATGATAATGAATTAGATATGATTACAAAACAAGGAAAAGAAAATGATATTCAAATAATTATAACAACTCCTCATATGTGGAAGTTGTTTTTAGGAACAGGAATTAATTGTGCTTATTGTGTTTGGGAAGGAAGTAAAGTCCCTCTAAGTTACATTGATGAGATGTTAAATCCGAAGATTGATTTGATATTTGTCCCGAGTGAACATACAAAGCAAGCAATTGAAAATACTATAAACGATTATGAAAAAGAAATTATGACATCGACCCAAGGATTAGAAATTTTAGATAAAATAAAAGTAATTCCGCATGGAGTAGACTTATCTATATTTAAATCATTAGAAAAGAAACATGATAAATTTACATTTGTTTGTAATAAGGGATGGAGAGGTTCTTCTTGGGATAGAGGAGGAGTTCAATATATGATTAAAGCATTTAACGAAGAATTTACAATGGAGGATAACATAAGGCTTATAGTAAGATTAAACCCAGCTTATATAAGTCCACAAATGTTACAGCAATCAGTACAACAATTAAATCTACAAGCAAATAAAGCAGACATACAAGTTATGCTAGAAAATGTACCATATGATAAATTATGTGATTTCTATAATTTAGGTGATGCATATATATGTCCTACTCGTTCAGAAGCATTTGATTTAGGTTCTGGAGAGGCAATGGCATGTGGATTACCTGTTATAGCAACTAATTATGGTGGTCAAATAGAGCATATGGATAGTACTTGTGCATTGTTTGTAGATGCAGAACTATCAGAAGTAAAAGAAGATATTATGTATGAAGGAATAGAATGGGCTACAATAGTTATAAACGATTTACGAAAGAAAATGAGATGGTGTTATGAACATCAAGATAGAGTAAAAGAAATGGGATTAAAAGCAAAAGAATTTATTACCATCTTTACTTGGAATAACTCAGCAAATAGAATAATAGAAAGTATCAAACAATTATTCAATTAGTTATATTTTCCATTTTAGGAATATCTTTTATATCTTTATTATAAGAAAAATTTTCATTAAAACTAAACCAAGTAGTTATATAATTTGCTTCATTTTTATATTCGTCTCTAAATTCTAAACCTAGTTTTGATGGATAATAACACCAATCTAATAATTGCCATTTATTTGTTTCTTCATTATAATATACAACAAAACAATGTCCTACTTTCTGATTCAAAGGATTATTAACTAAACCAGCATTAATTCTTAATTTCCAAGCAGGTATTCCATTTGCTCTCATAATATCATAAAGTAATATTGCTCCATCTTCACAATCACCTTTTTTATAATTAAAAGTTTCATATCCATATGCCCAATATTCTTCTAGTCCATATTCTGTTTTATCAGGAATATATTTTATATTATCTATAACCCATATTAATGAATTAATTACTTTTTCATTATCATTTTCTCCATTTATTTTCGGAAAGAGACAATTATTAAAATTTAAGAATTGTCTAACATCAATATTAATCGTCCCAAGTTTATCTGTTCTTTTATAGAAAATATCAGTTTTCGGATATTTATTATTATAATATTCTTGATAAAAATTTTTCTTTGGAATTTGGCTTTCCAATATTTTAATTTCTTCTTTTAGAACTATCTTTGCTATTTCTTTAATCCAATTCATTCTAATTATATTAATACAATATTTAGTGTTGATATATTTAATATTGAGATATAAACTTTCTTGCTAAATTAATTAATCCTGAGTTAATAGCAAATTGTATAATTGTTCCTAATGTTCCTAAATCTGGCATTCCTGCAAGTGTTTCTACATATGTTAAAATACCACCTGCTATTGCTATTAAACAGCCTCTACCAACTTTTATCCAAGTTGTTTTATCTATACTAAATCTTGATTTTCCTTCTACCATTTATCCTCCTTTCACCATTTTATACTTATCCTTAAATAAAAAAATAAAAAAAATAAAAAAAATAAAAAAATTAAAAAAGTATTTTAATCAGAATTAATCTGAATAAAATTTAACGAATTCGAAGTCGTCTTCTTCTGGTTCGATAACTTCTGCATCTGCATAATCTTCGTCTTCATCTAATTCTTCAATAGATAATGTAACAATAACTCTTACTGTTTCAGCATCTTCAGTGTCATCATCTCCATCGTTGAAATAAGTAATCTTCAACTCAAATTCTACATTTGCGTTATCGCCATGTCTTCTTAATCTAACATCAGTATCTTTAATCACAATACTTGAAATATCTTTATAATCTTCGATATTCAAATCAGTTCCATCTTCACTTAAAGTATTCAAGTAACTCATAAGAGCTTTCTTAAATTCTTTACAGTCTATGTAACTTATAGCTAAATCTTCTGCGATTTTTTCTTCATCATCACTTTTTAATATTTCATTAACTGCACTATCTAATCTACTATTTTCAGTAGCATCTGTTACTTCACTTGATGAAGTTGATACTAATACATCAATCTTTTCATTATTTGTATTAATAGCATTTAATACTGGTGTTAGGTCTACATTAATTGGCTTGTCTGCATTTTTCTCTATACTATTATTAATTGCTAATCCCATTACTAACATACTAACAATCATAATAGCACAAAGCAATAATGCAACTGGCCAGTTTGTATTTTTTGTTTCTACCATTTAACTTTTAACCTCCTTACATCTGTATAAATATAGAACATTTTAACTATTATTTAAATATTTTAGAGTTTATAAATATTTTGATTTTCGTTTTATTTTAAAAACTTGAATCTACTATTATTCCTGATACTCCACCCCAAATATAAATATCTTTTATCCATATCGAACCTGCTCCTTCAGGACCTAAACTGTATATGATATTGTATATACTATTTTCTTTAATAGGTGCTGTAAATTGATTACATCTAAATCCATTTGGAAAATTTCCTCCAGGATATGTCTTAATTATTTCTCCAGTAGGAGAACCACATTGATATAATGATGCATCGCTACTCGATGACCAATTCTTTAAATCAAATATATAATTTATATTTATTGTACTTACTCCAGAAATATTAGTAAATACTAAACTTCCTACATTAACGGTACCATTAGTTTCTGTTTTATATACATAACTTCCTACTGTATATTTACTCCAAAATGGGTTAGAAATATCATACATCTGGTTTACTTCGCTTGCATGTAATATATCTCCATCTACCTTTGGAAAAATTCCTTCTGCTGTCATATTTTATTTAAACCTCCTTTCACTTTAATTAAAATATCTCCCAATTTTCTTCAACTCTCAATTCATTTAAACCATTAAAATTAATAGCTGGGAAATTAATATTACTCCACATACTACCTGTAATTCCTGCTCCACTTATACTAATTCCAATCTCTCTTAAAGGAAATGCGTTTGGTGCTCCTAATCCACTCATTTCTATTGCATTCCAATCTCCCGTATATTTTATTTTATATGCTGTTTCATTATTAATAGTCGTAAAGATTTGTCTATCTGCTGCATGAACTAATTGTGTTTGTGTTAAAGCAACTGTACCTGAACCACTTCCAATCATAAAATATGCTGGAATTAAAGTTGTACTACCGCCTATCAAATTTGCTATTGTTTGTTTAGCCCAATTCATTAATACCATTTAAAAATAACCTCCTGAATATACTAATTCTGAACTTCCTCTTCTATCTCCAAGAAAAGGTTGAATATAATTGCCTGATGTATTTCCTGAACCAACTGAATTATAAGCAAATGAACCCATTCCTTCATCAAATTTATACCATGCTACTAATCCGTTTAATGGATAATTTACTTTTGAATATAAACTTCCTATTTCTGTTCCTGAGAGAGCATAATTATAAATTCTTACATCATCTATTATTCCGGATGCAAATCCTACAGGAGAATTTCTAACTACTGCACCGATGCCTATCCTATCTGTTGTTAATGTTCCACTATGAGTATAATTAATTGTTTTATCTAAATTTCCATTTATATATAAATTAATACTTCCTGCATTTTCTGTAAGAATAATATTATACCAATTATTTATTTTTATATCTGAGTTGGATATAGTAGAGACATATACATCATTATTATCATTTCTTATAACTACTTCTACATTAGAACCAATAATTGAAGCTGTTTGTTCTATAGAAAATAAAGGGGGAGTTAAAGTACTATTACATTCTGAATAAAATCTTCTTCCAATTCCTGCAGCAGTAGTCATTACATAAGGATAAGTCCATAAAGAAATAGTATAACTACCATTACTCCAAATTCCAGTATTATTTATTTTAATTTGTCCATTGGTTCCATTAAAACTACATGCTTTATCATATCCTGTTCCCATAATTCCACTTACCCAACTCACACCACTAATCAAACTTCCAACTGTAGAAGGATTAACAACTCCTAATACACTATTTTGTGAATGTCCTGCTATAAAACTATCATTAATTGGAATTGTATAAATTGAACACCCACTTTGTCTTATACCGAAACTACCTGTTATTAATTGAAATCGAGTTATTAAATCTGCATTTGATATATCACCACCTTGAATTTTCTTTAATTGTAAAAGAATATCCTTTAGATTATCAGTTATATCTGGTAAATTTTTATTTAATTTAACAGTCATAATAGTTCCTCTTAAAAGGTTGTCTTGTGATAAATTATAATCAACTTCAGTCATTTGGTATTCATTATTATTAATTCCATATATCGGAATATTAACATTACAATTTTCTCCAGGAGTTAAATTATAGATATCTTTTAATACTAATGTTCCTTGCTTTAATGGGTCTGAATACTGTTCAAGTGTAGAAAGCATAACTAATTCTGCTGTATCTGCATCTTTTATATTCTTATCTACTACTATTTTAACTCTTTTTTTATATTTTTCTACACTATCATGATTTTGCCCCATCTTTATAACAGGTAAATCTCTCATATAATCAAATACACAGGAATTACCTTCAGAAGGAATATTATATCCTTGAGTTGTTCCAGATGTAAATATAATTTGTTTGCTATCATAATCAACTAAAAATTTAACTTCACTACCAGGTGTCATATTAAAAATTCCTCCTGGCTGTATAATACCACCACTTACTGTTATAGCAACATTACGTGGTTTATAAAGTAAAGTAAATATACTTCCTCCACCTGCTGGAGTAGCAATTGTTTCTTTAAATCCGTCAAGGTACCTATCTCCATAAACCCAAACTTCATTATAAATTCCATCTCTACTTTCTCTAAAACTTGCATTCAAAATATTACCAGAACCAATACCAGAACCAAATGTGTATCCAGATGATGTAGAATTTAAATCTCCAAAGTGTAAATCTTTATTTTCATCAACATAAAAACTAAATGCAGTATCTTCTGCTAGTTGTTTTATAGCATCGAAAACTGGAATTTGATTAAATGTTCTTTTAATGATTGTATCTCCGTCACTTACATTTGTTGTTGTAATCCCTATTGTGTATTTTTCAATTATATCCTTAACAATACTTCCAGCAGGAAGATTACTATAAGTTTCTGGTTCAACAGTTCTATCTAAAAATTGATATGAATAATCTCTACCTGTCAGTGTTAAATCTTCTTTTAAATCCTTTCCTTTAAGAGAAATATCAGTAAGTATCCCAGTAAAAACATTGATACCACTTACATATGCCTTTATCTCATTACCAATAGTATAATCGGTTGAATATGCACCAGTATAATTGTTTATGCCAATACTGATTGAACTTATTGTATCTATATCTCCGATTGATTTTTTTATTTTACATGTATCAGGAATAATTGTAACTCCCGATATTGTTATTTGTATTTCTACTACCATTTTATGTTAATATTTTATCTCTTAAATTATCTGCTAATGCCCACGATATTTCTTCTGGGTCTGTGCCATAGTTATCACCAGTTATATTTATAACATTTGTTACTGTAGCTGATGATGGTGGAGTATAAGTTTTATATTCTAACATATCTCCTTTAAAATTATCCAAACTGACTTTGCCAATCATACCAATATTAATACCTGGTACCATATTAATCCCTTTAATTAAAATATTTATCAAACCTATAGCCCTATTAATTTGAGTAGCTATAAAATCAACTATAAAATTCCATACACTAACCACACCATTTCTTATGCCTATAAAAACATTTTGAACAGCGACACCAAATTGTATTGCCTTTTCCTTTATCATATCCCAATTTTTATATAACCATACTCCTGCTGCAATTAAAGCAGCTATAATTGCTATTGCTGCAACTATAATTGCAATCCACCAAATATTAACTGCTGTAAATGCTGCTGTTGCAGCTGTAACAACTAAAATGACACCTGATAATACTAATAATATTGCAGCTATTGCAGCTATAATTGCTATTGCTGTTTGAACTGGTCCAGGTAATTCATTAAACCAAGTTACTACTGCTTGTAATATATTAACTAATTGTGTAAGAAGAGGTAATAGTGCAATTCCTACAGTTTCTTTTAATCTTTGAAAACTATTTGATAATACTGCCATTCCTCCCTCTGCAGTGTCCCTTGCACTTTTATTAAAGTCTTTATAAGTAGAATTAAGAATTTCAACTAATGCAGCAACTCTTTCTGTCTCTGTTCCAGTAGATAACATTTTTCTTTGTACATCAGTAAGAACAAATCCTGTTCTTGTTAAACTTGCAAAATTACCATTAAGTGCTTGGGCTAATCCATTTGTCATCATTTTAGCTTCTTCAGTAGTAGCATTAACTCCCTTTTCAGCTACAATATAATCTAATAAAGCAGGTGTTAACATTTCAATACTTTCGGTTGTCATATCGAAAGTAGCTAATTGAGATTGAGTTACCATAACTGTTGTTCTTCCAACAACTCCTACTTGTTCTAAAGCATTAGCTTGATTTATAAGCGATTTAACTTGAGCATCACTTGCATTAGTTGATGTTTTAGTAATTTGAGTTAGTCTATTTACTACTCCCTCATATTTTGCTGCTTCCTTTGTCCAATCAGATAAAATCATTATGCTAGCTACTCCTGCTGCTGTCATGGCAGCCCCAACAGCTCCGATAGCAAGTGCATTCTTTTTAACGAACCCTTGAAGACCACCTATCTCTGTTTGGGCATTCTTCATTACTGTACTAAATTCATCCTTTGCTCGAATTATTATTTCTACAACACTATCTGCTATCATCGTCTTCTCCCAGAGCTTGCTTTTGCTTTACGTTCTGCTTCTTTATATTGTTTTTCTTGATTTTTCATTTTCCTATTATAAGCATCAACTAATCCTCCAATTTCACAATAAAGTAAATTTGGAATATTGAAATTTGTATAACCATGTTCATGTAAGAACAAAATCATATCCTGTTCATTTTCTATTTTTTTTTTAAGATATATTCCTGGTCCTGTATTAATTCTTCTGTCTTCTTTCCTAAATCTGCTTGACTAATGTTCATGCTAACTGATAATATTGCCTGTACTATTGCTGCAGACATATATGGTTTCATAAACTCAATATCGTCGTCAGTTAAGCTTGGGCTGATTAATCCATACTTAATTATAATAGCATCAGCCTTTGCTTTCTCTATTATATCATTGCTTGATGCCATAGCAAACACTTCCTGTAATTTTCCTCTTGTTAAAGGAACAATTTTAACAGTAGGTTTATCTGGTAGTGTCTCTAATACAACTTCCTGTGCAATAAGAATACCATTTTCTCCCCTTGTAAAAACTAAATCGTTTTTTGTTAATTCTGTCATTTTTATCCTCCTTTCAATTTAATAAAATAAATTATATATATCGGTCAAATACATCCTGACTTGCTATACAAATTGGATTAGTTGTATCTAATACACAATAATTGTATAATGCAATTACATAATCATTCCACCCATTTGATAAGCGTTCTGCTACCAGACTGCATTCTTTATATTCTACTTCATATGTAGCTGGACAATTACAATTCTTTGTATTAAATGCACTTAATATTCCAAGTACACAAACTGCAATAATTACCCAAAACCACCACTGTGTATAAAACTTGCTTTCTTTGTTTGTCATTTTTTATCCTCCTAAGTTTAACTAAATATACAATTATAAATACATTTATAAATCTTTATATTTACCACATTCTTGCTACCAAGCATTATAACTTCCTATTGCATCATATACATTTACTGCAATATTTGTTGGCATTATAGTACAAGTTTGCTCATGTAATCCTTCAACTGGACTTGGTATTGTCATATCTGTAATTCTACACCCACTCATTATAATATAAGCACTTCCTGCAACTGCATGGATTTTAACCATACTATTAAATGAATCACCATTTAAGTAATACAATTTATATAAATTACTTGCATTATCACTATCCATTAAGAAAGTTGCTGAAACTTCATAGTCTCTATTTAAAGGTATTACTGCTTCAATTGTTCTACTTCCATTAAGAGGAAATCTACTTTCTAAATTGTTATTTATAGTTAAACTATATTCTATACAGTTTGTAAGTTCTATTTCTGATGGTAACTGAACATTAATATTACTCCACATATATGGTTTTGTTGTTCTTGCTGTTACACTTGTTACTGTTCCTGATGAATACACAACACTTTGTGCTTTATATCCTACTTCACAACTTGCTATTTCACCTTCTGACATTGTAAGTTTCAAACTATCTACCATACATCCTTTAAGAGTCCTTATAAAATTACTTCCTGCTGCTACTGTTTTCTTTGCATCCTCAAGTGTAAAACTGCTCAATGTTTGGTTTGGTATTGCATAATTAGCATCAGTACTATTTGTTTCTCTTATTAGATGACTACCTACTATATTTTGAGTACTCCCAATTGCAAATGCTAGAAATTTCCAATCCTGTGGATAATAAGTAAATGTTCCTTCACATTCTATTTTTCCATCTGTAAACATGCCTACATTTCTACTATAATTTCCCTGAAATCTAATTGGTTCTGCTCCTACTCCAATAGTTGACGAATGTTCTTGAACTAATCCAATCCATTGTCTTGTTCCACTTGCTACTGCATAAGTTCCTGATTCAAATTGAAATGCCAATATATTGTTATCTCCTACATATTTTATTCCCATTTATTTAATTAAACCTCCTTTCATTTTTTATTCATTTATAAACATAAAATTTATTTCCATGACTTTTGATTTTATTCCTTGCTCTCCATCTTCACTAATATTCAAAGCACTTGTCATCTTAAATCCATTAAGATTTGCTGCAACTAATCCTGTTGTATCATCTAATTGATTATTCTTCAAATAATTATAAACATTATCAAACAATTCATCTCTTTCTTTGACATTTCGTGCCCATATTCTAATTTCTAATGTAATATTAATTAATGTTCCTTCACTACCCATACCTAATCTTTGAGGTTGTGATATATTTCTATCCATTATTGTTATAATTGGATATTTAACAACTCGCTGTGGATAACTTGTCATAACAAATCTTTCATTACCTGCTCTTGACGAAACAATTGGGTCTGTAATATTTGTCACTAAAAGATTTCTCATTAAATTAATAGTATCTGCTAAAAATGCCGAACCTGTTATTGATGTAATTGTCATTTGATATAAATATAATGCGAGTTCAGAAAACTCTTTGGTTGAAGAAAATAATTACACACATTATAGAAATTTGTATTTTTCATCTTCTGAACTCGCTTGTTCTCTTTTTAAAATTACTCGCTTGTAATTTAGTTAAATTAATCAATCTTTTTTTATTTTTAAATATAAATGTTTAAATTATATAATTATTATTTTATATATTATTTAGAAACTTCTTGTTTTATAATATCTTTTACTTTATCCTTATTTCTGTTAGCCGTATTTCTAAAATGAGAACGTGGTTGTAATTTTGATGTTCCAAATTCTAAATGAGTAGCATAAACTACATTTGTTTCTACAGTTGCTGTATAAGGTTCGGGAAATGTTGTTTTGACTGAATTTAGAAATCGTCCTGTATCTACACTTCTTGTTTCTGCTCTTTGACCAGCAATTGATGCTTGTACTTCTGCTTGAACATAAAATCCTGCCTTTTTAATTCCTTGCTCTACGTTCTTTAATTTATTCGATGCAATATCTTTAAGTTTAGAAATTGCTTCATCTATACCTTTTACTGCAATTATAATTCCTTGTGTTGCCATTCTATTCTCCTATTAGAGAACCTGTTGTTAGTCTTCTTATATAAACTTTTTTTAATATATCTACTTCATTAACAGAATAATTTATAATTCCTTCACCTAAAACACTATATTCGTTTGTCATGGTAGTATAACTTCCTAATCCTATTTTAATAATTCCTGAAGTATTTACACTACCTTTAATATACAATTTACTATCATTGGTTAAAACTTTTCCTTGTTCTACCAATACAGCATCATTAGAACCACGACTTTGATTTATAGGTAATATAACTCCTGATATCCATAAATCATTTCCAGATTGAGTTACTGTAATATCATCATCATAATAACTACCTGCCCCAAAACTTTGAGTATAATATTTAATCCTTAATTGCTGTCCATAACCAATTGCTTCATTTACTCCAGCAACAAAATCATCAGAATAAGAAGTCATATTAATTAAAAAAAATAGATTTAATTGCTATTGCTGTTACTGCTGTTGCCATATAATATCCAATTCTACTCATCCATTTGATATCATTTTCTATCTGTGTGACTTTATGATTAAGATTATCTAGTAAAATATTGAATTTACTATCCAATTCTTTAACTTTTTTATATGTCATTTTTGTTATCCCCAGCATTGATAATAAGACACCTTTTCACCACCAGCATTTAATTGTTCTATTCCCCAATCTTTCCATTGTTTAGAAGACCCTTCACTTAATCCTTTTGATATAGATAATTCACCAATAGAAACACTTTTTGTTCCTATACCTTGTGCTTCCATTAATCTAAGCACACTAGCTACACTTAAACTTATAATACCAGGTTGATATACTTCAGAAATTGATGTTGTTCCTATTGTATTATCAGTTAATTGTTCTGCAAAATAAACTTGTTGGTCGACAATTGTTGTTAAAAGTCCACTTATGCCAATTGGTATAGAACTAATCATTCCTGCTACTATACTTCTTATTTGTATGTCTGTTAAAGTTGCCATTGTAAAAAACAAATATAAGTTTAAGCAACACTACCTATTCTACCTAAACTATCACAATATACTGGTATAATTGCTAACCCACTTAATGCACAAAGTAAAGTTAAACTTATTGTTTGATTATGAACAAATTGTGTACCACTAAATTGTAATATACTAAAATCACTTGTGCTTCCTGTTATTAAATTTGCTGTATTTGTCATTTTAAATTAAAAAATTTAAGTTAATGAACCAAGTCTTACCCATTCACTTCCAGTTTGTGCTTTACCCATATAAATATCATTATTTTCTACATCATATGCTAATTGACTTCCTACACTAACTGTAAGATTATCGAGTGGACTACCATATACAAAAATAACTTTATCAGTCATATTTTGTGATGCAGTTGTTCTTTGTCCAAATCCACGATTTAATCCACCTGGTACTGTTCCAGCCATTGCACTTCCTGTTGTTGTTGAATCTGCCATTTGTTTTTACCTCCTTTCAGTTTATATAAAATATAATTATATTCCAACTGCTATCCAATCTACAACTGTAGCAGAACCACCAACTATCCAACATCCGCTTGCTCTTCTTACTCCACTGCCACAATATATTGCCTGACTTCCTGTGCTACTAAATTGTGGAACATTATATTCTCTTGCTGTTAAAGCCAAGAAATAATTTGCTGATGTAAAACTACCTGCAGAAGGAAATGCTATCAAACCTGAAATACTATTACCCATTAATATACTACCTGCAACTACCCTATATCCATATAAAGTTGTTGCATTACATATTGCTGTTGGTAATAATGCTCCTCCTTTAGATGTATCTCTAAAGGATGCTCCACTTACTGATGACATTGTTTTAACTTGACTAATTAAATTTGTTATATTTAAATTATCAAAACTACCTACTGATGAATATGTTGAATCCGCTGCACTAATTTTTTCACTAGTTATAACACTTCCAGTTACCCATACATTCGTAGATATACTTCCGGGTTGTGTAAATCTATCTCCACCTAACCCATCTATTGTATTATTCCATACCATTTCTTTTGTTTTCTTTCTTTGTTATTTAATTTATAATTCCTTTTATAAGGAATTTTCTCTTTTTGTAAATATAAAAAATAAAAATAAAAATAAAAATAAAAATTTATTCTTCCTCTACAACCTATTTACTCAGTTGTAATCTTTGTTATTGCACTAGCTCTTAGATGTCGTACTTTGATTCTTTGAGTAACTGTTGCTGCACTCATATCGAATGCGGGCATCTCAAAATTCTCAATAGTAACTGGTCTTTTTTCAGCTATAACATATGCATGCATTCTATCTGTAACATATGCATATTTGCTATAAGTTGTACTTGGACATGCATTAGTTGAGAATTTTATAACGCTCAATCCGTAAATTGTTCCTAAAAATCCTCTCCGTATCATATCTGTATTACCAACTTTATTAGCTTCTACAAAAGTATCAATATTTCTCAAATCATTCAAAACTTCCATACCAACAAACAATGTTGTTGCTGTGTAGTCTGCATCATCAAGATATTGAATAGCTCTTGTAATATTTGCAATTGTTATTGCTGCTCCACCTGCTACTGTATTTGTAGCATTGTCCAAAGCATCTTGAAGTATTAATTTTTGTTCATTTTCTGCAAATCTTTTACCGAAAATTTTTAGATTATGTTGAAGCATATTCCACTTCGCATCTTCTATCATTTCTCTTGTAATTCTTACAGAAACTCCCCATTTAACTGGTTTTAAATTAAAACTTGTATATTCACTTTGGTCTATTGGTATTTCTGCACCTTCAGCTACAATTCTTACAATTGCTTTATTCTCTGTTACTAAATCAACATCAATACTTGAACCTGGAATATCTCCTGGTCCAAAATACATAGCTGCTTCTGTTCTTGGAATTAAAGTTTTATCAACTTCGTCAATTAATGTATTATAAATCTGTCTTGGAATCAAAAGTTGACCTTCTGTTCCTAAGCCTGTCTGCAATAATTCATTTATTGCTTTATATTCTACCATTTTATAAATTTAATGAAACGACTGCAAATTGCCCATCTGAATTTGCTGTAGACATTGCTCTTCCTACTGTCAAATCAATTGGTCCTACTTGTGCTCCATTTGCATTCAATCCTGCTATTGTTCCTGAACACCAAGCTACTACTGTTCCAGCACTTCCTGCTGCAACTTTCCATCCAGACATAACTGAACCTATAATAGTTCCACTTAATGTTGGAAGTAAATATGTTCCTCTCATAGCTGCTGTTCCATATGTTCCAGATGCTGTATCTGCTAAACATAATCCAATAACTGCTGAACCTATTTGATTCGAAACTGTATACCCTTCAATATCACTTGATATATAAGTTTCTGTTCCAGAACCAACTACTGCACTTGCTGCACTTGAACCATTAACCCAATAACCGCCAGATATATTACATCTTGCTTTAAAAGTAACTGTTCTTGGTACTCCACCTTCTGCTATACAAACTGCTCCGTTTGTATTTACATAACTTTCTCCTGCCATTTCTTTTTTAACCTCCTTTCAATTCTAAATATAAATATGAAATTTTTATTTTCATATTAAATATGATTTACCTAAACTACCTGCTTAATCTTTTTAATTTAGAGTTTTTGCTATAATCACTATACAAAGAAAATCCTTTTCCATTTTCAGCACTTTCAACAATAAAGTCGTTTGAGTTTTCACTTGCTTCAACTTTCTCTGTTGATACAATACCTTTTGTCTCATTAACTTTTTCTTCTTTCTTACTTTCTTGTATTTTTTTCATTTCAGAAAAAGAAGAAATAATAAGTGACTTTAGTTCATCAATCTGGTTTTGTGTATTTACACTTTCAGATTTTTGTTCTGTCTGCTCAGGATTTTCAACTTGTTTAGGACTATCAACAATATCTTTTACTGCTGTATCTTCTGCCATGTTGTCCTCTTTTAAATTTAATTTACTTACTTGTTCTGAAGAACTATTATCTATACTCTCTTTTTTATCAAACTCATCAATTATATTTTGTGCTAATTTTAACATCTCCTCATTGCTAATTTCAGTATGTTCAATATGCTTACTGTATCTATTAGCATTAATATTAGCCATTTCCTTTAAATGAAAATTATGGTTAATTGCTTGTGCTAAATTTGCTTGATTGTCTCCAGGAACAGCAACTAAACTAATTTCTAATCCTCTAATACCAACAGCTTTTTTACTTCCATCGGTTTCTTCTACTAAGTCATCAACTTTTGCACCAATACTAACATTCTGTATTCTACCATCTTTAATCATTTCACGAATTGTTTTGTCCATAATTTTACCTTCAAAATCAATTCTTCTATTTGCTGAATTAAAATTTACATTATTAGTTGTTCTACCAACAATATTTTTAATTTCGTTTTTATGGTCTAACAAAATAGGAACATTTCTAAAAGAACTTGATGCTTTCTCTAATTCTTGTGCAACATACTTAACATTATTCAAAGTAGTTGTTTCATTAATTGCAACTCCTCTAATTAAAAATTCATCAGTATCTTTATCAAATACTTTTTCTTCAATAGGAACAAAAAACTCAAGAACTCTCCAATCGTTTAACCTTTCACTCAAACTATCTACACTATCTAAATTATCTACATTATCTAAATTATTTAAATTATTTAACATTTCACTTGGTGCTTTCCCACCATGACTTTTTTTCCACGACGCTGTTGCCATTGCATATGCCTTAGAAGTAATATCCTCTTCCTTCATTTTGGGATTTGCTTTTCTAAGTGATTGTTTAATTGCATTCACCATTTTATCAAATTCCGTTGGCATATCTTATTTTTTTATCTTTTAGAATATTTACTTTAATATATATTAAAATATTTTATTTTTAAATATATATTTTTAAATTATATAATTTTAAATTATAGTCATTATATTTTCAATCCAGATATAACCACATTTTTTCTTTCATTATTGTTCACAAACTACCCAATTTAATCCGTCTCCAGATGTTTGAAGATGTGTTGTATCATAAACAGCATAACGTGCATAATAATATCCTTCAATAGAATCTTCTCCACTCCATGGGTCAGGTAATGTTGTTGCATCAATTACATCAACAACATAATCGCCTGCAGAAACCGTATAATTTCCATTTGTATTAGTAGGTTGAGTACTGTCAATTTGTATAACAATCCAATAAATTGTCCCAGCACTAATTGATATATTTAATCCTGTTACTTTTTTCCAACCAGAACCTGTTCCTTTTGCATTTGTTCTTGATACACCCATCAATTGGTCAGGTTTATTATTTATAGCATCATGACTATAAATTCCTACTTCGTAATTAGTTTCAATAGTAGCATTATCACACCACCAACCAATCTCTGTTACTCTTACTGCTCCTGCAGGTGCAACATCTCTTATACCATCAGCATAATTATCTGTATTGCTAGCACTTCCTGATGGGTCAGCTGTAGGAGAAATCTTTACAAATCCTGCATTTATTCCTTTTACTATTGTCATTGTTTTATTATTCTTTTAATGTGTCTTTACAAACATGCCTCCTATTTTAGTTGGATTTGGTTTTCCAATATGTGCTCCCCATGCCTCCCAATAAGTAGTCTTGTCATATGTATCCCAATCAGTACCAGAACCTGCATTCCAATTATCTATGACATATGATGAATAATCAGGGTTAAAATCACTATATATCGGGGATTTAATATAACTATAGAGAGCTCCTGATATACAATCAATATAGAAACAATAATAGACATCCACATAAAGAATTGAATTACCAGACAAAGGAATATTTATAAGTTCTCCATTTATGTCTGTTGTTACAATATTTCCATTGAAACTACCAGTATAAAGTATAGGACCAATAGGATTATCTGTATTCCAATCATATTCTTTTACATATAAATTACAAAAATTAGGAAGTCCTTCTCTACATACTTTTAATTTTATACTAGATAGGTTATAATTCCCCCCATGACCCCTCATATTTGAACGCCATTGTTGTCCATATACTACAGGAGTACTTGCAACGATATAAGAATTATACTCATTAGGGTTATCAAAATCATACATCTCTACCATTTACTTTACCATCCTTTTATTTCTAATGTCCATAATATGCCTCCATAACTGCTCCACCAACTCTTACTGAATTTTTAATAAATGGATATGTTAATCCTCTGCCATTGTTATAAAGTTCTGTTATTTCTGTTCCTGATAATGCTCTATTCCAAAATCCTACTTCATCTATCCACCCTTTAAACCAACTCGTATATTCGTTTCCAATTGAACTATAACTTGCACTTGCAGAAATTGTTTTTGTTGCTTTACTTTCTTGGAATGCACCATTAACATAAAGAGTAGATAATGCTCCTGAATGCGTAAGTATATAATGATACCATATATCATTAGATGCAATAAAACTTGTTAAAACATAACTTGACTTCCCAAGAAAAAATTCAAATCCTGTGCTTCTTGGACCTCTTATTATAAGCCCTTTATTATTAGCATAGTTAAAAGAAGCAGCTAAAATATTATTATTATAAGCATAATCTTGTGTATTTGCCCAAGATGACACGGTAAATTCTGTAGAACTACCCAATACATTACTAGGTAAACCAATATAACATCTCGTTCCAGACATTCCTGTATTACTTCCAGGAAAATAAAATCCATTATTTATTTTTCCTTGTGAACTAAATAAATTTGTATTCTGTGATGCTGTTCCATTTTGAGAACCAGCACTTCTTGTAACTGTAGTTGAAGCAGCATTATCTTCAAGTGGCCAATATGATAATAGACCATCAGTCAATACCATTATTTCACCTCTCTACCATAAATAGTACAAATAGTGCTTCCAGCAATTGTTGCACCAATACCGACAGGAACATTAGCTCCATTAGGTATAATAGGATTTACAAAAGTCTTTTCTATTGTTGCTCCAGAAGTATAATTCAAATTCCAATCACTAATAACAACAGGAATAGTTCCACTTCTACAAAGACTAACATATCCAGCACTATTAGTTGATATATGAAATCCATGCATCTCTAATCGACTACCAACACCATCTATTGGCCAAACATTAATATAAGTTCCACTTGCTGTTAATAATCCTCTCTTAAAACTTGGTGAACCAACATCTACAATTCCATTATCATTATTTATATCGACAACATATACACTACCAATTCCTGTAGGTAATACACTTCCGATTCCTCTCCATACAGGAATACTCGTTCCAGAAATCATAACACTTCCTGTTCCACCTGCAAAATAAAATGAACCAATATTCGTTATAGCAACACTACCAACAACCCATGCAGTAGACCCTAAATCATATAATGCTACAGAACCAACTGTTGCTCCTATGATACCACTAATTCCAACTTGTCCACTAACTCCAACAATTGGCATATTTACAATAGAACCTGCAACTCTATTCATAATGTCGGCATATTGTGTTCCACTTAAAATAGTTACATAAGTCTCGCTTCCTAAATAAGAATTTGTAATATAAACAGAACCAATCCCTCTAAATGGAGGTATTGATGTACCTGAAATTACTACACTTCCTACTCCTGCTCCAATCATTACTGAACCTATTCCTCTCCACACTGGTTGTGATGTTCCTGATATCATAACAGAACCAACTCCACCACCAAATAATATAGAACCCATATTTGTAATTGCTACGCTTCCTATAATATATGCTGTTGAACCTAAATCATTTGATATCAATACACTTCCAATATTTGTCCAAGCACTACCTAAATGCAAATTATTACCACTTGTTATATAAATATTCTCTAGACTTAATGCTAAACTACCAATACTAATATCTACTCCACTAACATTAGCATTAATACTTCCATCTGGATTTATAACTAATCCATATTGTGGTCCACTTGCTGATATAATTACTTCTGGCATTTTATTCTGCTTCTATACTCCCATCCAGTTTATTATTTAACATCATCAATTCACCCAATACTAACCACAATAAATAATTGGTAACGCTTGCATCGCCATAATGAAATGTTGGTTTAACCAACTCTCTACTATTAACTTGTTCACCAAGCAATTGCATATCATTCATAAATTGTTGAATATTTAAATCGTTTCTTTTATCTGCTACATCATCTGCTACATCATCTATTACATCATCTATTTCATTTACTACATCTATTTCATTTACTACATCTACTTTATCTACTACATCTACTTTATCTACTGAATTATTCATTGATTTGTCCTCTCTTTTTACTTCTTCTACCATCTTATTCATTATAATATTTTTTTTAAATTAAATTTATTTTTAAATATAAATGTTTAAATTATATAATTAATATCCCTTATTTCATCTTCTGTTATTTCTACAATCTCTTCAACATCTTCTATTACTTTAACATTGCATACATATCCTTTATACTTTTTTCCATCGTTTAGATTTCTACAATAATTACAATTAATGCAATTACTGCAATTAATGCAACCTATACAATTAACACAATTGGCACATCCTTCACAACTTTCACAATCTTCCATCTTTTCACAGTTTATACAATTTATATTCTTTTCAACCTCATCTAAATCTGTTGAATCTCTATATGATATCAATTCTACTGTATTCATAACTATTAGTTCTTCTTTTGTTTTCATTTAATCTAGCCCTCCTTTTTTCAAATTAATAAATTCACTATGCTGTGTTTGTCTCCTTGTACTTGCTCTTACTCCTCTTCTTGTTATTGCTTCTTTATCTTTACCTTCTTCAATTTGTGGTCTTCTTCCTTGCAATTCATTAACCATTCCTGCTCTCATAACTTCTTGAGGATGCCTAACTCCACTACTTCCATCACTATCTTCCCAATTACCAACAATAACTACATCGTCTTGGTCTAATGTCAAGTTTCCTGAATTGCATTCATGAATATAATCAGTAGTATCAAAACTAACTATATACCTTTTATTACAATGTGGGCAGTAATGAATTGTCATATCTCTAAATCCTCCACCATTTTATTTTTCTTTTCTGTCTCCTTATTCATAATCTTTAACATACAATCTCCACATATCCAATTACTGCCATACAATACAAACCCATTTCCTTCACAATTCTTAACTGCACATTTTGGTATATTCATTTGCTTTCTCCTTTATATTCATATAAACATTTATTCTTACACACATACTTACAATACATCTCTTTCATAATCCATCCATACTCTTGAATAAAATCTTTTATCCCATCTTCTTTATTTGAAATGTGGTGAAACCATTTGTGTTCGTCTATATGTCCTTCTATAACTTCTCTTTCATCCTTTAGTAAATTTTCTAAATCTATACAAGTATGTCCTGTTCTATCAATTATTTTATTTACCATTTATTTAATCTCCACTTTATTTTTTAATTCATTAAAATAAAATGTAATTTTAAAAATAATTTCATTAATATTATTTATATCTAATATCATTTTTAATAATATTTCTTTATCTTCTTTATTTATTTTAAAATCTTTACAAATTAAATCAAACATTATTGTCATTTTATTACCACCATTGATTTTTTATTAAATATTTGATAAAACATTACTTTTTCTCCAGAATCTAGTGTTGCACCTTCATATTTTAATGCTTCATATCCTTCTTTTTTTAATTTTATTATATCTGGCCATGATTTATCATTAGATGTTAAATCATAAACTTTTTTTGCATTTACTTTTACTTTAATAATTTCTCCAACTCCTCTGTCTTTAATATATGTTTCACTATATTTTTTTGAATTAGATAAATAAGTTCCAGCTTTATTAGCATCATTAAATCCTAATTTTTTTATATTTTTGATGTTTTCAGGTGTTGAACCATGATATAAATCTTCTTTTATAACACTGTTTTTTATAAATTTATTTGCATCGCTCTCAACCATTTCTGATTTCCATTCAATTTCTTCGGAAGGTCCTTTTACTTTTGCTCCATATAAATCCACAACTGGACTATAAGTGCATCTACACATCGGATGCAAAGGCATTTCTTCTTGTTCACCAATATCATATATCTGTCCATTCAATGCTTCACACTCTGGACATGTTCTATCACCGAATGATGCAACCCATTTTATTTTACTAATACCATTTTCCTTATAGTATTCAACTGCTCCTTGATTAGCTAACCTTGTTACTTCACTTCTTACAATTCCAATACTTCTGTTTTCTTTTGTCTTCTGTAATATTGGCAATCCACTTGCACCTTTCTTTATATCTCCTTCTTCATTCATTCGATATAAATCTTTTAATTCAAGTTTCTTATCAATATCCTTTGCCATATCTTTCATACTCAAACCTTTCTTAAATCCATTTTCTAATATTGCTCTTAATTCATCAATTTGTTTATCAGATAAATACCCAGCTACTCTCTCTGCTTCTGTCGTTGCTTTAATTTGATTAAAATCATAACTTTTTACTTTGCTCAAAATTTGATTTATATAATCCTTATATTTAAACCCTAACCATTCTTCAATATCATTTACATTATCCCAATTCTCTTGACAATGTTTACACTCTTTCATATGCTCATAGTTTTTATTAATATACTTTACTTCTTTCTCTTTTTTAACTACCTTCTCAATATTTTCAATTACTTTAATATCATTATTCATATCATTATTCATATCATTATGCATATCATTATTTAATCTATCAATATTTTTAACAGACTCTGTCTTTCTTGTTATCTTAAATTTAGGCAATAACCCGTTCTTCAACACCCCATTCTTCTTATTAAATATTCTTCTTACTTTATTCTGCTTTTTCTTTTCACTATTAGTACCACTAATACTATCTATTTTTTGCTCTTCTCTAATCTTTATTTCTTTTTCTTGTGCAACTTGCATCATTTGAGTTATCATAGATTTCATAAGTTCATTATCTGTTTCCTTTCTCTTAATTAAATTATTTTTATCAATTTCTTGTTGCTTAATCCACTGCTCATTCCTTTTTTCTTCTTGCTTCATCAATACTTCTATAAATCCATCTAATATTTCTTTTGGTGATGATTGTTTAGGTTGTTCTGCTTTAGATATTGGCTTTTGTGGAAATCCTTTATTCTGTCCTGGCACTAATGGTTGTGCTCTTTGTTCTTCTCTTGCTCTTGCTTCTTCATCTTTCGTTTTTAATTGTTCCCAAGTATCTTTATCTAATTTTAGCTGATTTATTAATTCGTCTTCTAATATCTCTCTCATTGGCATAGATACAGTTGGAGACTTAATCATATCAGTAATTAATTTTAATCTTCCTTCTACTTCAAGAATTGATGGTGTCCCCCATTCAAATTCTACATGAACATCTAATCCATTAGCCATTAATACACGACGAAATATTTTTTGTTCTATAATCTTTTCTATTTCACTTTGCATTGATTGTATTCTTTTTTGAAATGCTTCCATACGAACACGAGCTAATCCTTCTGGAATATTAGCCATTCCCATCAATTCTGGTGGTATCTGAAAGTCATAAAGTAATTTCTGCATATCATGTTCAAGAACTACGCTAAATTTATCTCCAATGTTTCCAAAATCAACAACTTTCAATTCAACAAGAGCATCTGTTGCCCAATTAGTTCTATTATCCATAATTTCCATCTTCTGACCATAATTTATTACATCGCTTTCTTTTGGTAATATCTTAGTATTACCATCGACATATCCCAATTTTGCATGAAGAGGACTATTTGCTTTTCTATGATAAATCTTATGCATATCATTTTCATTCGTTAATAAATTATCCATATCTCTCATTGCAGGATATCCAAGACCTAAACCATATGCACAATCCCCAATAATATTAAATGCTAAATGTGCAATTTGTTCATTATCAAATGGAATAACTTTTTTATCTCTAACAAGTTTATCCATATTAAAATTCTTAAATCCCCCAACATACTGATTATAACCAAGAATGTCGCCAGTATCAGTTCGTTTTACATACATATTATTAGCATTCAGAACCTTAACTCCTTTAATTCCCTCTTTCATACTTCCACCAAGTTCTAAGAATCCACTTCCTTTATTCAATGCTTCTTTAGTCCAAGCTCTTCCACATGTAGGTAAATCAACATCTTCTATAAAATCTTCAATAATTGTTTTTGCTCTCTCATCTTCACAAGTTATATAAAAACCAGACCCCCAAATAAAATCATTATACTTATCAAGAACAGCACCATACAATCCACATCTCTTACATAACTCTTCCATCTGCTTAAAATCAAATGGATGTTCTTCACCTAATTCATTAGGAAATTTAACATCTTTTTTCTCTACAGCACCTTTAAACTTTTCAGATATACTATCAACAAATTCTTTAATATCATTAGATATTGTAGGTTTATAATCAAAATTTACAATACTACTATTCTCATTCACTCTTTTGCTCCAAGGAAGTTTAATCATAATCTTTTATTCTTAGAAAAGAACATTCTAATTTGCGTTCCTTTGTTTGTTTATACTTCATATTAAAATCTTCATGAATAATTAATTATAAAAATATTTATTTTTAAATATAAATGTTTAAATTATATAATTAATATTATTTAATTATCCTAACATTGGACAATAATTATCTTCATCTTTACATGCCCAACATGCCAATGCTAATGCATCAGGATAATCATCGTGTTTATTGGCACTATGATGTATCTTTATTCCACCATTACTCATAATCTCATATCTTAAATCTAAAAGCTGATAAACCAATTTCTTATGTTTAGGTATCTTCAATTTTCCCTGTCCCATAATTTTCTTTAAATTACTATACATATCCATTTTGCTTTGAATTGTAAATCTAATTCCTTCAACTATACTATCTCCACAAACTCCAATCTTATCTAACTCTTCTTTTAACCAATCTGTAGGTCCATCACCCATTCCTGTTTTATCAAGACATATTTTAATAAACTTATATTTCTGATATAACTCTATATCTTTACCAACAACTTCTCTTGGTTTATTCTTCTCATAGTTATCAATACTAACCACTCTGTATTTGCCACCACAACTCAAAACACTTATAAAAACACTTTCATCTTCACCTTCTCCTGCAATATCATTACCCAATCCATAATCGTATCTTATATTTGGTTCTTCAGGAATATTATATTCTTCAGTACAACTTTCAACTAACTCTCTACTAAAATAACAATCTCTATCCTCTACAAAGTTACCATATATTTCACACTGAACATATAAACTATCTTCTCCATATTCAATTATATCCTTTTCAATCTCTGCTACTCCTTCTGCATTCAAATAAGGATTATCTTTATAATTATAATGAAAACAACCATAATCTTCATCACCTTTCTTTCCTCTATCCCATTTTTCCCAAACATCACCTTTTCCCCAAGGAGTTGTTGTTTCCCAAACTGGTGCACCTTTATCATAAGTCAAAGGTTTAATAGCATTATCTGCTCCTTTTTTAATAAAAGCACTTTCATCTTTAAACACTCTATCATAAGCATCTCCTCTCAAACTATTTGGATTATCAGCAGAAGCAAAATCAATAAAACTGCCGTTCTTCCAAATAATTTTAGGATAAGGAGAATGAATAACTTTTTCTATATCACAATCTGTTTTAGACTTAGCAGTGAGTTCAACAATCTTATCAAAAATAATCATACATTGCTTATATTGTGGTGTTATAAGAATTTGTTTTGGAAATAATTGTAAAACTCCTCCTCTTATTAATTCACCAGCAATCATCTGACTCTTTCCACTTCTTCTGCCACAAACAACAATTTTATTTTTATTCTTACTTCTTAAAACCTCAATCTGTTTCTTATGTGGTATCTGATTCAAATAAGCAACTTGAAACCCAACTGGGTCATAGAAATCTTCGACAGATAATTCCATTAATACTTCTCTACCATTCGCCATAATCATCCTCATCCTTATGATGAATTTCTTTATGACAATGACTGCACAATGCAACAACATCTATATCTAATTCCTCTTCACCTAAATTCTCATAACTCAAATGATGAAGTTGCGTTGCTTTTGCACCACACTCACAACATGTCCAATCTGTTTCTTCCATTAACAATTTTCTTCTTTCTTGCCAATCTTCTGAACACAGATATTCTTTATAATCTTCTTTATTTAAATACATTTTTCCAATAATTTCTATTAAAATTAGTTTTAGCATGACAACTTTTACATAATGTTATCAAATTATCTGAATTACAGTTCTTCTTATTATAATCTATATGATGTATACACCAACCATATTTATTACAAATTTGACAAATATATTTATCTCTTTCTCTTATGGCTCTTTTTAAAGTGTTTGTCCAATCTGTAGTATAAGGTTCTAAAGAAATTCCTCCTTTCCAATTATAATGTTCTTTACCTTTTTTTATTCTTTTTTTAATTGTTTCTTCGTTTTGTTTTAATCCTATATGTGATTTACTAATTTTTTCTATTTGTTCTTTTGTTCTTTTTTTCCCCTTATTGGATAAACTTATTTTTTTTCTGGTGTTTTCAGAAACTATATGTCCTTTATGCCCATTTGATATATTTATTTTTGCTTTTTCTGAAAACTTATATCCTTTTTTATTTTTATTCCAAGGAGAATTTCCTTTTTTAAATGGATGTATTTTTCCTTCATTTATTCTTCTTTTAATTGTATTGCTAATTTTTTTATTTCTTTCTTTACTATATATTCTCATTATATCTTCTCCATAATCTCTGATGGAATAACTTCTGTTATAACTTGACTTTGTTTATAATTCTTTAAACGTTGAATAACATTTTCTACTGTTGTTTCAACATTTACATTAACATTAGTTTGTGGTACAGGATATAAATATTTCATAAAATCTAAAAGTCTATTCATCATTGAATTTAAATCTCTAATACTTTCTTGTTTTAATTTTCCAGGATTATCTTTATTAAGCTTTTCGTCTTCGCGTAAAATTCGTTTAAAACATTGAAGAATATCATCTAATTCTTCAATACACTTTTCCTTAGTCCAAATTCTTGCCTTTTCTTTTCTTGCTTCTTGTCCTTGTTTTCGAACTTCGTCATCATATTCTTTGGTTCTTCCAGAAGTCCCAAACCCATAATTCTTTATATCAGGATTTGACATTTTTATTATATAATTAATATAAAATTAATATCAATTATTTCTTCCTCGCTTTATATTCTTCAATTGGTATATAAACAGCAATACCATGTCCTCTATCTTTACATTTATAACTCAAGGTATGTCCAGATATAACACTTGTTCTTAAACCATTTACTAAAATATCTTCTTTATTTTCTTGGTCTTCAATCAAATCAAATCTACTCTCTTTTCCATATTTATCCAAATCGCTTATATCTAACTTTAAATTCTCATTAACAAATCCATAAATTCTTTGACTTTCCTTTTGCATATTTTCTATCTTATCTCTAAAATCTAATCTCGCACAAGGTTCATCAAATGGTAATCTTTTCTTTACATATTCTTGAGCTTTACTTGCTAATTTAGCATTAAATATATCAAAAATTGTTTTTGTTCCAAGCAAAATAAAATCAGACCTTTCAACAACTGATTGTGGTCTTTCAATATTTGTTTCCATTATATTTTTTTAATTCCTCCTTTCACCATTATCTATCATTATTTCTTTTATCCTCATAACCTCATAAACACCTCATCATCTCATAAACACTTCATAAACACCTCATAAACACTTCATAAACACTTCACTATCCTATATAACTTCTATCTCTCTCTTTATTATCTTCAATTTCTTCAATAGTTTTCTTTTTTACTTCTACAACATTCTTAATCTCTACACCATCAGCAATTTGTATTCCCAATTCCTTTACAACTCTCTCATTTAATTTCAATTCATCATCAAAACCTTTTCTAATTTCCTTATATTCTCTAATTGTCTTTAAATAATTCTGTTCCAATCCTTTATTCAACATCAAATCATAATATTCAACTTGAAAACTCAACCACATATTTCTTTTTTCAATATTCTCAATTTGCTTCTGATTAATATTCACTTCAACTTTACTCAAAGGTCTTCTATTTGATTTTACCATCTCTAATTTCTCTGTCTAACTTCATTAACCTTATTAACTTCATTGACTTCAACCTCCTTTGTAAATGCTTGTGTCTCTTTCATAAACTTAATCCAATCATCTATCTTCACTTGAACAAACTTAGATAAATTAAACTTACCACCTAATGCCTTAATACTATCAATAAATTCAATTTGGTCTTGCCTAATTGTTATGCCCTTAAACTTAAACTCATCTTTTTCCATAACTTACTATAAACTAAATATATAACTGAATATATTATTTATAAATATTAACTTATATATTATATAATTTGCTATATATAATCAAAAATACCATTTAAATTATTTTAGTACATTCAAATTCACTTGTAAGCCCATCAAATTTAAGTTTTCGTTTTTAACCATAATTATATTAGTCTATTCTACAATTGCTCCTTCTTGCCCTTCTAAACCACATCTATCCACTATTCTACGAATGATATAAGCCATTTGTTTATCATTATCGACCATAATCACTCCAATCTTATGTTTTACAATCAAACTAACAATCTTTCCTAATACACAATTTTCATTAATATCGCTTTTTCTTTCTGAAACTCTCCCATTAATCAATATAAAACTCCATTTAAACCTCTTCTTCAATTGCTCAACTTGTTTTTTTAATCTTCCATCAATAATACTTGCACAAAAATCATCAATAGTCTTTCTCTCAAACCCAATATCCTTATAAACATAATCGCCAACTAACAACCTTTTCACTTTAACCTCAAATCCAATCTTCTCTAATTCTTCATTTAAAACTGCTCTTTCTCTATCATCAACAATAATTCCAATTCGTTCTACTTTCTTATTCTTTTTCATATTATTTTTATATTCTTTTTATATTCTTTTTATATTATTTTTATATTCTTTTTCATATCTATCTAACAACCACTTCACATTTAATTTACAACAGCTATCTTATTTCTTCTTCATCTCTTTTGAAATGTCCACAACAACCTTCTCAAACTCTCTAATCACATTCCTAAATCTATCGTACCAAGTCTTATCTTTGTCTTTTTTTAATACCAATAGCATCCTCTTAAAACTCACTAATGCTCTTTTCATTCTACCGAATTCATAACTCTTGCTAGAGCAATATTTACATGAAAAATTTCTTTTTCCATTTGGTTGATACTTCTCACCACAATATTCACACTCTCTTAAAAATCTAAATTGTTTTCTTATCATAATCACTCTCTTTTAAATGAATATAAACAAGCTTAAACAAGCTTAAACAAGCTAATCTACTTAATCTACTTAATCTACCTAATCTACCTAATCTACTTAATCTACTTTCCTAATATCATCAAGTTTTCCATTTCTCTTTTAATTCTCTGAAAATGCTTTTCTCCTTTATCTATCTGTTTAACAATCTGACAAGTTTCACTTGCAATAGAAAGTATAGTATAAATAACGCTTTTCTCTCCACAAACAGTCTCTGCTGTTGCTTGCTTCATATCCTTATCACAACACTTAATATCTTCTTTATTATTCATATCATAAGCATAAATCTGATAACCACTGCCACCCATTCTTGTATCAACCAACATCACAGGCAAATCTTTAATCTTCTCAAACACCAATTGTCTTGTTTCCATGTTATCAAGACACAACACCACAATAGTATTCATATTCAAATCAAACTGAAACTTACTATCAATCTTTGTCTTATCAACTAAAATATCAACTCCCGTATAATCCTTAACCACTTCTTTCAAAGCATCAACTTTAAACTTGTCAATATCGCTAATTCTATAAAACTGATTTGGAATATTCTCAACTTCAACTTTATCAAAATCAATAACTCTTATATCTCTAAACCCCAACTTCGCTAAAGTTAATGTTATAAAACTTCCTGTACTTCCAACACCAACAACAAATATTCTGCTCTTCTGTTTATCAGGATTGAATATGTGTGTTTGTCTACTATAAATTATTTCTGTCATTTCTCCCCCACCTCACTTTGAATTTCCTGCTTTAATTCTACAAAATAATTATTAAACAAATGTAAATCTCCTTTTTCTTCAAAATTAATGCATAAACAACATTTTTCTCTAAACTTATCAATCATCTCCAAACATCTTCTTCTTTCTGTTATTACTCCATTTGTATAAGCATTTCTAATAAGTAATAATTCTTTGTCTGATTTCATTTCCCCACCCCTTGAATTTTCTGCTTGAACTTCTTACAATCACAAATACTACAATTATTAACGATATATTTGTATTTTTCACTTGGATGATAATGTTCTTTTTCTATATGT